CATACTCATAATACAAGAATTTACTATAGTGGTGATGCAAATATCATCCCAGAGAAAGTATTGAAAATGTTTAATGCAGGAATGGTTGATATACTGTATCAAGATACTTGTGGTGCAGACTATGAAGGTAATGTACATCTATCATTAAGAGAATTAGATGAATTAATTGTTGAAGATAAGGCGTTGAGAAGTCGGGTATATTGTATGCATTTGGATGAAAGTTTTGATGAAATAGAAGCTATTAGCATGGGATTTAATGTAGTGAAAGGGGTAATGTAAAATGGGCAAACTACATAGATATACTGGTAAACCAATAGATGTAATGATTCATGAAAGACAATTGAAAAATAATGCAAATACATATTTCGTAGAACTAGCAGGAGGAATCTTTCATGTAGAAAAAGATAGAGAAGGTAAATATGATTATTATGCAAATTCACAAGAAGTCATAAGAGCATTAAATAATGATATTAGAACTCTGGTAAAAAGCATAAATGGAGATTTATTTTCAAATATAGACTTCTTAGAGGATATTAAAAAGGGTCGTGTCTAAATGTAGTATTATAAGCACAATATGTATACTATATATTGTGCTTTCTTCTTGATAAAATCCATATTTTATTAACTAATAAAGGAGTCGATTATATGAGTAAATACGTTTTATTATCATTCGAAGCAGAGGGATACCATAGTGGAGCAGAACACAACGAGGAACTTGTTATTCCTGCTGAACTATGGGAAGAAATTAAAGATGATTTTGATGGAACTGTAAACATTCATGGTCTTGATGGAAAGCATTCAGAAGTAAGTGCAAATATCGAAGCTGATTATGTTTCAGAAGAATATCTGTTTTCACGTACAAACTTTAATCAAGATGGAAGCAAGTTACTTGACCTTGTATATGAATATGCAGAAAGCTATAGTTATGAGGACTTAAAAATGCTACAAAAAGAAGTGCTAGGCAAAAGCAAATATGGAACTGCTGTAATTAAGTTTCCATTAGAAAACAAAGATATTTTATTTGAGAATATGAAAATGTATGGAGTCAAAATAGTAAAGGAGGATTAATATGAATTGGTTAAAAAAGAAAATTAGAGATTGGTTAGGAATAACTAAGCTTCAAAATGAATATGATATATTAAGAGTGAAATATGAAAAACTTAATGAAGATTATTTTTACTTAACTAAGAAATATGATAGAGTAGTTGCAAACACTGAATCCATTGTCTTAACTAATAGTGAACTAAGACATCGTATTGAGTTTATCTTAAAGAATTTCAAAATAGCTGTTGACCATGACCCTAGAGGTAATGAGAGTTGGGCAGTGGTTTGTGTTGACGGGAAGCCAGAATATGTAAAGCTTATTAATTTATCAAGAGCAGATGTACGAGAGATAGCATACTATCTAAAACAATTTGACAGAACTAGTAGAATTGTTGATTCACCTGTAGCATTTCTAAAAACAGATTTCTTTAAATTATAAAAAACTGTTTACAAACACAAAAATTAATGATATAATAAGATTATCAAGTTAAAGGGAGAGATGTTAAATGACAAAATACACATTAGTTGAAAAGAAAGACCACAATCGCAATCAATTTAAAGTATCAATCACAGGTGATTATAATGATGGTGACTACAGCACACGAACAGAATACTTTAGCAAGAAAGACTTTGATAAAGAGGTTTATGCAGAAGTAAAAAACCTTGAAGATAATTTTAGTGGGAGTCATGAACTAGAAGATTTTCCTGCTGAATGGCTATGGATTCCATCTGGGAATGATATGAGATGTCACACATTAGACGAATTGGTAGTTGAATACATAGATGAAGATGGTAAAGTTTGGGACGTAATTCTTTAAAATAACATAAGAGGTGATAAGATGTGGGAAATTACAAACACAATTAAAGAACCAATAATTAAAATTTATCCATATGGCTCTAGAGTTTATGGGACTGCAAACGAAAAGTCAGATTATGATTTCATGGCAATAGCAGATACAAAAGATACAAAACTTGATTATACATTTGAATGTGGTAATGTATCTGTCCATGTAGTTAGTGAGCACTTATTCATCAAACGTATTAAAGAACATCACATTAGTTACCTTGAATGTATATTCCAAGACCCAGATGATGAATATTCAAAACATTTTGAATTAGATTTAGAGAAACTACGAAGAGATATTTCAGCAAAATCTTCAAACAGTTTTGTTAAATGCAAAAAGAAACTAAATGATGGTGAAGTATACATAGGTAAGAAAAGCATGTTTCACTCAATTAGAATTGTAATGTTTGGTATTCAGATTGCTAAATATGGAGCAATTGTTGATTATAAATGTGCAAATCTTTACTATGATAGAGTTATGTCAATGAATGATTGGGACACAATTAAAGATGAGTTTCAACCACGATATAACAGATTCAAATCAACACTTAGAGAACTTGCACCGCTTGAATCAGACCAAAGAAGAAAGGGATGATAGTATGAAGAAGCGAAACCGTGAAAGCAGGTTTCGTAAATTCATCAACAAAGCACTATTAATATTTATAACATTAGGAATCTTAATCGCACTATTGGCAAACATAATGAATTTGATGGGTAAAGTTGATGTCTTGGCGAAACGTGTAGATAAACAAAATAACAAGATTGAACAAATGACTGAGTACACTCATAGTCTGGAGAAAACCATAGTGGAACAAGATGGCAAGATTAGAGAATTACATACTATGAAATTCAAGTTAGAAAGTAAACCCATACATAAGCAAGAACAAGTAAAAGAAACTACATACATAGAACAGGCAGGACAAAATTTAAAAGAAAATTTAAAGTCATTTGATAAAGGATTGACTTCTAATCCCGCACCTTTAGTTGTCACATTCTTTGCAGTATTGGGTAAATCCCTTTCTGCTCTAACAACTGCCAGATAGGAGCGTATATAATGAGATTTTTAAAAAGATGGTTTTGTAACCATGACTACAAGTTATTACATACATATAAGAAGGATATAGATGATGGGGTTGGATATTCCATTCAACCCGTCTATGTCATCTATTGTCCTAAATGTGCAAAAATGAAAGAAATATTGCATCATGAATACATAATTATGCAACAAATGAAAAAGGTGGATGACTCTTATGATGAACAAAAACAAGAACCAGATAAAGACGTATGATGAATTACCAGAAGGTTTTGAAATAGATTGGGGATTGAAAGCAATCAATGCCCCTCATGCTTGGCAGTATACAAAAGGTGAAGGTGTCAAGATAATGGTAATTGATACTGGAATGGATGTAGACCATCCAGAACTAAAAGGTAAATTGAAATATGGTATGGATATGATGAAAAAGACTACTGACATTAAAGATGATTATGGTCATGGAACACATGTTGCAGGATTAATTGCAGGTAATAAAACAGGGGTCGCACCAGATGTTGACCTTTACGTTGCAAAAGTATTAAATGAAAATGGTGATGGTACTATGGCTTCTGTTTTGGATGGTATCACATTAGCAATGAATTTTGAGGTAGATATATTATGTATGAGTCTAGGTATTCGTGGAGGGCTTCCTTTACACTTAGAACAACGTCTTCATGATGCATATGCAAAAGGAATTACAATTGTATGTGCTGTAGGAAACATGGGATTACCAGAACCAGATTATCCTGCTTTTATGAATGAAGTAATTGCTGTTGGCGGAGTGGATTCAGAATTGAAACATTTATCATTCTCAAACAGAGGAAAACAAGTAGATGTAACTGCACCTGCTTTAGATATCTTTAGTACGTTTAAAGACGGGAAATATGCACTCATGTCTGGAACATCTATGGCTTCCCCTATCGTAGCAGGAGCTATTGCTTTATTAATATCTCACAATCGTAAAAAAGGTATTGAGCTTAATAACAAACAAGTTAAAGAGAAAATAATGTCTTTAGGAGACCATAGATATGATTATGGTTATGGAGTAATGGACTTATCAAAATTATTGGATTAGATTATTCTAATCCAATTGTTCTAGCAATATAAAAAAATATTGCAAATAAGTGTTGACGAAAACAAAAAATAATGATATAATGATAATACAAAGTTAAGGGAGATGATTGAATGAGCGAATTGAAAAAAGCTGTTTATAGTAAGTTGCATACAATGAAGCAAGAAGATTACTTAAAGTATGTTGCAGAATCAATTAATGGATATATAAAAATCAATAAACATCCAGAAGATGAGAACATAGTAATCTTAAACTATACAGAGTTAACAACATTTGAAAGACGTTGGAACAATGAAACAATGAGTGCTAGAGGGTTGATTTTAGACTTGACAGAAGCAAATGATAATGGTATAATCTATATATTAGCAAAACCATTTGAAAAATTCTTCAACTATGGTGAGAATCTTGATTATCAAGAAGATATTGATTTCACTCAAACACCTGTAGTAATGGAGAAGATGGATGGCTCACTAGGAATCTCTTACTTCTTTAAAGATGAAATAAGATTTGCAACTCGTGGAAGTTTCATCTCTGAACAGGCTATTGAAGCCACTAAGATATGGCAAAGAAATTATGCAGACTCATTTTCTTGGTTTACATATAAAGCGTGTCCTATTACATACTTAGTAGAAATAATTTATCCATCTAATCGTGTGGTTGTTGATTATGGAGGTGTCAGAGATTTAATCTTATTGGGTGCTATATCAATATTCCAAGACAGTCATGGTACAGGATTTGCAGATTACGATTATGAATATGTAACAGAACTAGGATTTGAATTAGACATGAAAGTTGCAAGACAATTTGATTTAACTCTAGAAAAGATGTTGGAAATGAAAAAAGAAATATCTGCAAATGAAGAAGGTTGGATTTTGCGATATGGAGATAAACGAGTCAAAGTTAAAGGTGATGAATATATGACTGTCCACAGAATTACATATGGATTGTCTACAAAGGCTAAATTTGAAGCATGGGCTACAGGAGATTTAGACGGTCTAATCTTTAAAATGCCAGAAGAGTTTAGAGATGAATTAGAAACATTTGGTAAAAGATTAGATGCAGTATTGGCTATTAGCATGATGCAATTACATAATACATATCGAGAAGCACGTAAAGTTTTAGCTGTATACATAAATAAAGAGATTGATAAGAGTCAAAGAGGGTTTGTTTTTGGAGCGTTTGATTTTAAAGGTATTAATGAAATGGAAGTAAGAAAGCAAATTGCTAAAGACTATAAAAATTATCTGGAGGTAATTGAATGACACAATTTGTAATGTTAGTAGGAATTGCAGGAGCAGGAAAATCTACTCTTGGAACTAGTTTAGCAGTAGGAGATGCAGTGTATCTTTCTTCTGATGCAATTAGAGCAGAACTTCTTGGAGATGAAAATAACCAAGAAAAGAACTCTGATGTATTTGTTGAAATGGCAAATAGAACTAAAGAAGCTTTAAAAGAAGGTAAAGATGTAATCTATGATGCTACAAATATTTCTAGAAAAAGACGTAGAGGACTATTACAACAACTTCCTAAGAATATTGGGAAATTAGTTGTCTACGTTGCACCAGAACTAGATGTAATCAAATATCAGAACTTAAACAGAGCACGAGTTGTACCACCAGAAGTTATTGACCGAATGTATAAAAATCTTCAAGTACCAATTTACAGCGAAGGTTGGGATACAATTCAAATCATCACTCCTAAAATAGCTAAACTTCCAGAATCAATATCGGAAAATATTCGAGGGATGGTCTTAACTAATCCTTACGAAGATGAGATTATGGATAAACTAGCACTCTATTTTAGAGAGTTTAAAGATATTTTAAATCTTGCACAAGATTCTACATACCATAGCTTTTCAGTAAGCCGACATACATACTATGTTTACAAAGAAGTGTTTGATAATTACCATGAACACGATAGAGAATTAATGCTTTGGGTTGCACTGCTTCATGATACAGGAAAATATTTCTGTAAAAGCTTTTACAATCGTAAAGGTGAGAAAGTAAGATATGCAAACTTCATTGGTCATGACCATGTTTCTGCACAGCTTGCAATCCATGTAATGCGAAGACTTAACTTTGATGTAGAAACTATCAGAAAAGCAACGCTACTGATTCAGTTTCATATGTATCTACTTGACCCAAAAGCTAGTCGAGATAAATTAGTTGGATATGTTGGGCAAGAGATGTTTGATAAGTTAGAGTTTCTACGTAATGCAGATACATTAGCACACTAGGAGGTTATAATAATGAAAGTTGAATTTAAATATATAGATGGAGAAATCTTTGTTGAAGTATATCAAGTAATTTGGGATGAGGAAATACTTATTCACAGAGAAAATGTTTCAGAAAAATTGTTAAACATTAGTGATGAAGAGTAATTAAAACAACAAACAAAGAAAAGGGGAATGTACAATGACAAACAATACTAATGAAATCAAAAACCAAGAAGTTAAAGCAGTAGGAGTAGAAGTTAAACCAGTAACTCCAGTACTTAAACGAGACTTCATTTTAAATGAAAATGTAACAGAAGCTTCTGTAAAAGAAATCATTACAGGCATCTTAGCTGTAAATAAACATGATGCTAAAAAGTCAAAGGAAGACCCTAACTACACACCAGAACCAATTACAGTAGTAGTAGGAACATATGGTGGGAGTGTGTATGACGGTCTAGGTATTGTATCTGCCATTGATTCCTCTGAAACACCAGTACATACATACTGCTACAGCAAAGCAATGAGCATGGGATTCATCATCTTTGCATCTGGTCATAAGCGTTTTGCGCACCCATTAGCAACATTCATGTACCACCAGATTATTCTTGGTACGCATAATGATTTAAAAGGGTTGTTATATGCTGTTGAACAGTCTGAAACTTTACAGGAAACTGTTGACTCATATATCTTAGCTCACACAAATATGCCTTTACACAAAATGGAGGAACACAAGAATATGCGTAAAGACTGGTACATTCCTGCTACAGAAGCATTCCATTATGGGTTAGTTGATGAGTTATTAGTATCTAAAAGAAAACGATAAGGGAGAGTTTTAAATGTTAGAAAAAGTTTATAATGCATTGACTGCAATTCAAGGATTAAGTGGAAGTACTGCAAAAGAGCAAGAGTTAGCAAAGTATAAGGGCGATAAAGATATCTTTAACGCCCTTGACTTCCTACTTAATACATTTATTACAACAGGTATTTCAACAAAGAAAATGAATAAAAAAATTAAGACAAAACCAGAAATGACTCTTATACCAATTACATTTGATGCTTTGTTATCATATGTAAAACTTAACAACACTGGCAGAGATATGGATGTCTTGTCTGTAAGAGGATATATTGAAAAGCAAGATGACAAGTATGAAGACTTTATTAAGAAAGTAGTTACAAAAGATTTAAAACTAGGAATCTCTGCTAAGACAGTTAATAAAGTATTTGGCAAAGGCTCAATCCCTGTATTTGATGTAATGCTTGCACATGAATTTGAGAAGCATAGTCACAAGGTTAAAGGTAAATTTTTCATCACTTTAAAACTTGATGGTAATCGTTGTATCGCTATACGTAAAGGTAATGAAGTAAAATTCTATACTCGTAAAGGTAAACCAATTTTAGGCATGACAGAACTAGAAGAACAATTCTTAAAATTACCATCTGGTTATGTATATGATGGAGAATTGTTATTGATTAATGAAGAACAATTATCATCAAAAGAATTATTCCAAGCCACTCAAAAAGTAGTAGGAACAAAAGGAGAAAAGTTAAATTTAGATTTTCATATCTTTGATGTATTACCAATTGCAGAATTTGAAGAAGGAAAGTCTAAGCTTACATATGAGAAACGCAGAGCAAAATTAGACATCCTTAATCAACACACTTTAGACACTAAAAACATTTTCGTGTTACCAGTATTATATGCAGGAACAAACAAACAAATGATAACTCATTATGCTTCATGGGCAATCGAGAATTTACATGAAGGAGTTATGGTCAACACTGCAAATGGATTATACACAGCTACTCGTACAGCAAACTTATTGAAATATAAAGAGTTTGATAGTGGAGATTTAGTTGTTGTAAGTGTAGAGAAAGCAATTGACGGACAGTTTGTAGGGTTAATGGGTCGAGTCAATGTAGAATTTAGAGGTAATTTGGTAGGCGTTGGCTCTGGATTTAGTATTCCAGAACGTAGAGAATACATTGACAATCCAGATGCAATCATTGGAAAGATTATTGAAGTGCGCTATTTTGAGGAAACAAAAGATGAGAAGACAGGTAGACCTTCAATGCGCTTCCCAACATTTAAAGGCATTCGCCATGACAAAGGGCTTGAAGATATTCGATATAGTGAAAAAGACGAATAGGAGATGATTGTATGAAACAATTAATCTGGAAGATTGAAAGCATTAGTGATAAGAATGAGAAGATTCTTGAGGATGAAGTAAGTAAAGAAAGAATGAAACCTCGATATTGGTTACATTCTGCAATGGAAGGTAGAAGTGCTTATCTAGTAAACATAGACAAACAAAATGAAGTATTACAAACATCAACAATTGAGCAATTATTCGTTTTTGGTGATGCTGTTAAAATTACAACTCGAAATTCTGTTTACTGGTTAAAACAACATATTGAGGATGTGAAGTAATGTTAAATTTCTTTAAAAAGTTATTTGGCAAACAAACAGTCGAAGAAGTTAAAGAAGATGAAGTGTTTAAGCTAGTACGATATGCAAGGGATAAAAACCTTGCTATCGTAGTTGGCAATCAAGAACGTGCTGACAAAATCAAGTCTATTGACAATGGAATTAAGGTTTATAGATTAGCTAGAGGATTCACATTTGAATTAAAAGATGCAAAAGACAATTTACTCTTAGACCATTCTGTTGCAGAGGATATGATTGGTTGGGTAAAGAACGGTGAATTTGCATATGCAGAAGAATGGAAAGAACAATAATGAACTATAGAGAGATAGTTATTGTCTATAGTGGAAAGTACTATGAAGGAAATATAGCTAGAGGTGAGCTTTTACAAAAGATACAAGCTGAACTCTCTGCCGAAGGTCGTAAAATGACAGGATTATTTTTTGGTGGAGCATATACAACAACACTATATTATGACAATGCAAAAATAGTTGTATTTCCTTTAGGGACAGCGTTTAGTGGATTAAGAATTTCTGAATTGTATTTTAGTGATTCAATATATGGAGCAGATAATTATCAAGAGCATATTGACCACTTTCTAGAAATGATAGTACCAGAAACATATTTTCCACATGCATACGGATTAACAACACCAAAAGAAGAACGAATATATCAATTTAGTTTTATAGATAAAAAGGTGGATATTAAACAATACAAACACAAAGGGGAATGATAATATGGAACAGAAAAAATATATGGATATCGTGCGATTAGGACATAAAACAACAGTTGGAGTTTTAAATGAAGGAGATTGGATTGTAATCCAAGAGAAAATTGATGGAGCAAATGCATCATTCCGCAAAGGAGAGGATGGCGAAATTTTAGCCTTCTCTCGAAATAACCCATTAAATGAATTTAGCAATTTAGGTGGCTTCTGGCAGTGGACTCAAACATTAGACCCAGATTTATTATTGCCAAACATTGTTTATTTTGGTGAGTGGACGAATCCACATAAAGTAAAATATCCAGAGTATCAAAAACAATTCTTCTTGTTTGATTTATATGATACTACAACAGAGCGATACTTAGATTTCAATAGAGTTAAAGATGCACATCGTATGTTAGGTATTAATCTTGTACCAGTATTCTACGAAGGTGAATATAAAGGATTTGACCATTTACAATCATTCGTAGGTCAGTCTAAATTGGGTGGTCGATTAGGAGACATTGAAACAGGTGAAGGAGTAGTTGCTAAGAACGTTACATATATTTCTCGATTTGGACGACAAATGTTTGTTAAACTTGTAACGGATGCATTCCGTGAAGTCCAAAAACAGAAAGCACCTAAAGACCCTAAAATTGAGCAAACACAAGAACAAGTGTTTGTATCTGCTACAATGACAGAAGCACGTGTAGAAAAGATGTTATATAAATTAGTGGATGAAGGTATCCTTTCAGAAGGAAAATTTGAAATTGAAGATATGGGAATCATTTTACGTCATATGGGTGGTCGTATGTTTGATGACATCATGAAAGAAGAATCAGACATGTTACCTACTGACTATGATGAGAATCAAGTTAAAAAAGCAATTGGAAGAAATATTGCACAAATTGTTAAAAATATCATTGCCAAACAATAAAAATAATGATATAATAAGTATATAAGCAAGACAACACTAAAACAAAAGGGAGATTGATAATATGAAGAACACAAAAAAAGGTTTATTAGCACTTTTATTAGCAGGAGTTATGACGACTATGGTGGCATGTGCAGAGATTCCAGATGGTGTTGACCAAAAATTCCACAACAGAGCTTCTGCTGTATTTACAGAAATTGATGATGATACAATGGAATTAGAAAACTCTGACAGAGATGATGTAGCTAACTTCCAATTACTACAAACAACTGCTAACACAAAACGTGAAAAGGACTTTGTTAAAGGTATTGAAGGAATGATTAAACTTCAAGAAAAAGTAATCAATCAAGATGGTAATGCTTTAGCTGAATATATGAAGGCACGTGATTTAGCAATGGACTCAATGAATTTAAGTGATGAAGGCGGTATGGACAGTTTCCAAGTAAACCCATTCGAATTTACGGAGGACAAATAATATGAAAAAATACTTAAAATTATTATTGGTTGGTGTTATGGCTTCTACGTTTTTAGTAGCTTGTGATGATGACGATGATGACAGATACGATGACCGCTATGAGTATCAAGGAGACAATCAAATTATTATCCAAGGCGATGATGATGACAGGTATCGAGAATACGATGATGATGACGATGAAGAATATGATGATTAAAAAATAAAAGAGGGCATTTAGCCCTCTTTCTTTAATGAATTTGGTTTTGTGTCTCTTCAACATCAACTTCAACTTGACCTACATATTGAGCTTGATTTGCTAAATGTTCTTTGGCGATTTCGATTAAACGTTTAGTCATTTCGCCACCAACTTTACCATTATCTCTAGCAGTAGTATCAGCACCAAGAGTGATTCCCATCTCTTGAGCAATTTCGTATTTCATTAATTGAAGTACATTCTCTGAGTTAGGTACTACTAATTTATTTGTTTTCATAAACAATCACTCCTTAGTTTGTTTTCAGAAGGTGTTGTCCTTCTGTGACTACATAGTATCATGATTTGAGTGATTGATGCAAAGGTGAATAATATCCAAAAAAGGAAGGTGAAAGTATGAACATTGTTTTTGAAAGAAGTCTTTGTTTTACAGGGCATCGCCCCGACAAATTATATGGATATGATTATAGAATTGAAGGAAACAGACTTCTTCTATTAAAATTGAAAGAGATAATTGAGATGTATATTAATAGAAGAGGAATAAATACTTTTATTTCTGGAATGGCTTTGGGAATTGATATTTGGTCTGCTCAAATTATTTTGGCTCTAAAAAAGAAATATCCTCATATTAAACTTGTATGTGCTATTCCATGTGATGAACAATGGAGTAGATGGAAGCAGAAAGATATAGATATATGGCATGACGTTGTAGAAAAAGCTGATTACGTACATTATGTATCAGAAGATAAATATACAGTATGGTGTATGAATGCAAGAAACAAATGGATGGTAGATAATTCCAATTATACAATTGCTGTTTGGGATGGAACAAAAGGAGGTACGTTTGATTGTGTTAAATATGCTATTAAACGTGATAGAAGTATTCTACATTTAAATCCTCATAATCTAGAAAAAAAGATTTTAAAAAGTATTGACGAATATCAAAAATAATGATATACTAGTATTACAAACAAGGAAGGGAAATGATAAAATGATTAAACAAATTAAAGAAGATTTAGTAAAAGCAATTAAAGAAAAAAATGAATTTAAGAAATCTGTATTACGTAGATTGTTAGCAGAACTAGAAAATGAGAAAGTAAAATTTAAATTAGTAACTGTAGAAAAATTAAAAGAAGAACAAGTCATTGATGTGGTGGGTCGAGTAGTAAAGGCATTAGACAAAGAAATGGAAGAATATTTAAAGGTTGGGAAAAGTGTTGAGAAACAAGAAGTAGAGAAAGAAATGTTATCAAAGTATCTACCAAGACAATTAAGAGTCGATGAAATTAAAGCAGAAGTAGTAAACGCTTTAGATTTAGTAGATAAAGGTGAATTGACTATTAATACAGCAAAAGGATACTTAGCTAAAAAGTTAAAAGGCAAAGCAGATATGCAACAAGTAATTGCAATGTTAATGCAAAAAGCTAATAAATAAGGAGCTGATGTTTATGAAATTCATGAAAGACGTAGCTATTATTTCAAATGAATACAAACATTATTTCGAAGAGAAATTGAGAAGTGCAATTATTGCGTTTCAAGACAAAGGATGGGAAGTAGAAGTACAATTTACTGTAGCAGAGAAAGATGGAAGTCCATACAAAGAATATCATGCAATGGTGATGGCATATGAACATCGAGAAAATCCCGTTAGTAAAGGATAAAAATTGAATGTGGAATTTCTGAATAAAATGCAGATTTTATCAAGGAGGTTGATACTATGAGGTATAGTAGTCTTAAAAATGAAATTGAAGTACTAGAACTTAAACACAAACATCAATTAGCTGAATTGACAATGAAACACCAACAAGAAATTAACGCTCTTAAAATGAGTTGCGGTCACACATATGACGATGGAACAAGTGCAAAATCTTCTGGAGGGACACAGTGGGATTATTATTATGTATGTGCAATCTGCAATAAAACATTAAGCTAGGAGGAAACTATATGACACTAAAATACAATCACATAGCAATTGATTGGGATGGTACAATCGTACATGATGGTGCTTATCCCAATGCAGGAAAATTTAAAGAGAACGCTGTACATACTATGAAACGAATTATTTCAGAAGGTGGAAGTATCGTAATTTGGACTTGTCGAAATGGGAAAGAACAAGAACAGAAAATTATTGAGAAACTTGAAAATGCAGGAATCTATGATTTTGCTTTCAACAAACCATTCGAATATTTCACCAATATTTATGGTGGAGATAATGCCCGTAAAGTTTTTGCAGATGTATATATTGATGATAGAAGCATTCACGCTGATGAAATTGATTGGTATGTAATTGAAGATAAATTATTTCAAATTTAATGTTGACAAAGATAAAAAATAATGATATAATTATAAATGTAGGAGGAACACACAAATGAAATTACTAGCAAAAATCATTAACGCATATTCAGAAGGGAGTGATATTAAACTCATTGCAGAATGCTTTAATATCACCGAAGAACAAGTACTTGAAGAACTAAGAAACTTCAAAGAGAAAAGTCGATTCAAACGTACTTTTACAGATGAGTTTCGAATCATGATTGCTGAACGAGATATGAGAAAAATCTCACGAACTAAGATTGGTGAAGAACTACAACTAAATGTGGCAACTGTAAAGACTGCATGTGAGAAATTTGGCAACGCACTTAAAGAAGTAGCAAGCAATGACAATGTTTATTCAATTGTTGAAGGAGTTACAAGTATTAAGACTTGTCCCTCATGTGAGAACAAAAAAGTAAATGAGATTGAATCAGTGTACGGTGCTTCAGCAGTCGTAGTAGACGGAATCTACTGCATGGAATGTGGAGATGAACATTTTATCGTACATAACTATGAAGAGATTAAAGATGAAAAGAACAACGTAGTTGGTCAGAAATTTATTAACAGTGATGTATATCGAGTAAACTTTGAATATCTAGAAGAATAGGAGTGTTGTTATGAATCTAAGTAAATACTTGCCAAGTTATAATTACAATCCAGAACCAGTATTAGAACTGAAATGGAAGAAAAAGAATGTTGAAGCTACAGATACTACAAAAGAAACACGAAAAGAATCTTATGACATTGTGATTGAGTCATTAGGAGAAAGACAGAAAGCTGTATATAAAACTTTAAAGGCTTCATTCCCAAAGGGTGCTACTGCAAAAGAATTGGCAGTGGAAATGTTTGTACATAGACTAGTAGGGTCGCCAGAGAGAAACAGTACACACCCACGATTGAATGAATTAGTAGAAAAGGGATTGATTAGAGTTATTGGTAAAAAGACTTGTACATATACTGATAGAAGAGTAGCAATCTATCAAGCTAATTAATAATTAAATTTACATAAAACTAAAAAATGAAATGGAGAGATGTTTATGTTTTCAATTATCGGTGCATTATTAGGTGGAGCTATCTTACAATTATTCGGATTTGACAATGTAGTACAAACAGGAATGTTAGAAGTATTTGGAAAGACAATTTCTATGACAGGTTATTACTTCTTATTCGGTATGATGGGAGCATTTAAGAGTGTGTTTGCCCGTTTGGGAAGTGCAATTGGAAGTAGTCAAAAGCTACAAAAACAAGCAGATGATTTAACAGCTAAGTTAACTAAAAAGAAATAAGAGGTGTACATACATATGAACAAAGCAGATTTAATCTACAAACAGAACTTACAACGAATCTTAGATGAGGGTTGTTGGGATGAGAACCCACGCCCTCGATATGAAAAAGATGGAGCACCTGCACATTCAATCTTTATTACGCAAGTAACAGAAGAGTATGATATTTCTAAAGGTGAATTTCCTATAACAACTCTTAGACCAATAGCAATTGTAAATGCTATCAATGAGATTGATTGGATTTACAAAGACCAAACTAGTGAACTAAAAGTATTAGAAGACAAGTATGGAATTGCTTGGTGGGGAGCTTGGGGAATCGGTGATGGAACAATTGGTCAACGATATGGAGCTACAGTTAGTAAATATGATTTAATGAATAAATTGATAGAAGGTATTAAGAAAGACCCTTATGGTCGTAGGCATATAATCTGCTTATGGCAAGAACAAGATTTTAAAGATACAGAAGGATTACCTCCATGTGCATTCATGACGATATGGAGTGTTAGAAAATTCAATGGTGTTTATTATCTTGATTGTACATTGATTCAACGTAGTAGTGATTATGCAGTAGCAGGTCACATAAACATGATGCAATATGTAGCTTTACAAATGCAAGTAGCACATGAAGTAGGTATGGTTGCAGGTAAGTTTGTACGATTCACACAGAATCTACATATCTATGACAGACATATCGAGCAAGTGAAAGAAATGTTGCAAAGAGAACCTTCAACAGAACAACCTAAATTAATTTTAAATGCAGAAGGTAAATCATTCTATGAAATTACATCAAGTGATTTTGAATTGATAAATTACAATCCAGTCAAACCTCAGTTGAGATTTGAACTAGGAATCTAGGAGGAACATAAATGAAAGTATTAGTGACTGCAAAAGTAAGTAGTGATATGCGACAAGAAATGTATGAGATTGTTTTGGATAGTGTCCATAAATTTAGTGTGCTGACAGATGAAGATGCACCAGATTCAAACCGTCTTGGACATCCAAATTTAGAAGATATTTATGACCTTCCTGCATTATTACGTAAAGCATATGAAGCAGGAAAGAGAAATGAAGAGTTTGTAGTGGAGTATGAAATGGAGGAAACAAATTAATGATTAGTTTAATTGTATGTGTAGATATGGGAATGGGAATTGGAAATGGAAGTAATGAGTTGTTGTTTGATTTACCTGCTGACCGCAGATATTTTCGACAACAAACAAAAAAGAAAATTGTAGTAATGGGTCGTAAAACATGGGAATCTTTACCAAAGAGACCTCTTGACCAACGAGAAAATTATGTAATAACAAATGATAAAGATTATGTTGCAGAAGGAGCTACTGTTATTCATTCAATTGATGACATTATCGAATTAGGCAAAGGCAAGAAAGAAGTCTTTATCATGGGTGGCGGAGAGCTTTATAAAGCAATGATGCCATTAGCAGAAAAGATGTATGTAACACATGTACATACAGTAGATTTTAATGCAAGAGTATTCTTCCCAGATTTTGGAATTGAGTGGAAATGTGTTTCAGATATTAAGCATAAAGCAAATAAAAAACATGCACACAGCTTTACATTCACAGAATACGTAAGAGCAGAAAAAGAACAAAAAGAAGAAGAAACTACAAACTAGGGAGTGTTGTAAATGTACGGAATCCAAGAACCAAGCCGACAAATTTTAATCTCAGATGGAATTGATAATGTATTAGCAAAAGATATTATGGAACAGATTATTGCAATTAATGATTTAGATGATGCACGGTCAGAGGTGTATGATTCAACGGGTCAACCAATCTACAATCGTGCAGAACATCCGATTGAGATTTTCATTAACTCTGGTGGAGGAAGCGTTACTGATGGCTTTGCTATCATTAGCGCAATGGAAATGTGTAATACTCCAATCGTTACATATGCGACAGGGCTTGTAGCTTCTATGGCTCTAGCAATCTTTGTTGCAGGAGATATTCGTATTGCTCACCGTCACGCACGATTAATGTACCATTCATTAGCATATGGAATGCTTGGTCACATCAAAGACCACGAACAACAAATTGAGGAAGCAGATGTACTACAACGTATGTATAACAGTTTAATGTTAGAACGTACAGACTTCCCGAAAGAGAAAATGGATGAAGTACGAAACCATAAATATGACTACTACTTCTCTGCAAAAGAAGCGAAACGATTAGGCGTTGCTCATGAGTATATGACAAAGCCACAAAAACTAGATTTACTATTGGAACAACACCAAGAAGAAGTAACAGATGAAGGGAATAAAGAAGTAGAGTAATCTCTGCTTCTTTTTCTTGACAAAAATAAAATATAATGATATACTTATAACATAAACAATTAGGAGCGTGATTTAATGCTAGTAACATACACAGGTAGAAAATTTGATTACAATAACATCACAAAGGATAGCGTTGACGTACAAGATATTGCACATAGTCTTTCACATTTAAACCGTTTTGTTGGACATTCATCTAGACCATACAGTGTAGGAGAACACACTTTGCATTGCTATAATATGGCTAAGAATTTAAATTATCCTACTAGATTGCAACTATTAACACTGATTCATGATTTTGAAGAAGCTTATACAGGAGATTGTCCAACACCATTAAAAGTACTTCTTCCAGAATTTAAAACAATTGCAAAGAAAGTGGAGAATGCAATTTATGAACATATCGGAATTGAACCTCCAACAGAAGAAGAGAAATATTTGATTAAACGTATTGACTTAACAATGTTAGCCTTTGAAATGAGAGATTTAACTTTGCATGAATATGCAGAATTTATTGATGAACATACACATATGGAATTTCTCTATGACCGAAACTTTGCATTAAAAAATATTGACGTACCACCTCGTGCAATTGCTACGAATATCAAATCTTCATATTATACATTAATGAATAAACTTCAAAAGGAGAATTAATATGAGAGAAAAAGAGTTAATCTTAGGAACTATGAATGCTTCAAAATCTGCCCAATTATTGATGATGGCTTTCAATCTTGAACGTCAAGGTAAGAAAGTTCTGGTCTTTAAACCAGAAAAAGATACACGAGATGAGGGTGTTGTTGCATCTAGAGCTTTAGAAGAAACACGCCCTGCAATAATCGTACCAAAGAATGATGATGGAAGTATGATTGCTATTAAGATATTCTGGGAGAATCCAGATGTTATCATGATTGATGAATTACAATTTTTATCAGTTAGACAAGTAGAAGCATTGGCTCAAGTTTCAATTACATATGATGTGGATATTTATGCATATGGATTATTAAACTCTTATACAGGATACATGTTTGAACCAACAAAGAGAGCAATTGAAACTGGATTCCGTATTTCTCCTATCACAATGCAATGTGATAAGTGTATGAATGATGCAACTAATCATTTATTCTATCTTGATGGTGTCCTGCAATTAGATGGAGATGGAGTAACAGTAGAGAAAAAAGACGATACAAGCCAAGAATATCTTTCAGTTTGTTATAGTTGTTATGCAAGCGCTGTTGATAAACATTATAGAAAGAAATTAGCAAGAGCATGTGGACAAATAACAATAGTTGATTTAGAGAATCAAGACACACCAGTACGTCCTAACAATCCATTTGGAGCTAAAAAGAGCAATGATAATCCAGACACATTTGAATTTTAAAAATAAAAAATAATGATATATCGCTTGACTTTGATATTCAAACCTGCTATAATATTTATATAGCAGGTTATTATTTTATAGGAGGGATTTTAATGAGATATAGTTATGGAGACATCATTAAGATTAAAGACACAAATGGAAGTAATAAGATGGAGTATTATATTGTTATTGATGTATTTCTTGAATTTCAAAAAGATATTGTTTCATATCCTTTAACAGTTGATGATGCAAATACTAGATATACATTAATGCAGATGTATCCAGTTGAAAAAGAAGAATATATGTTATTTAGATATACTGCACATACATTTGAAACTGTAGCTTTAGTTGGTCAAGAGCAACACACAAAAATCATCGAATTAATCCAGAGAGAAAGAGAAAGACAAGGAAAAACAGATGAGCCATTCTACATAGAAACAATTAGAAAAAGAGAGAGAGCTGATGCATTTGATAAATATATCGCAAAACATCCAGACACAACGAAACATCCAAAACAAAAAGGTAAAAAGAAAAAGATTAAAATTACTGATGATGTTATTCAATATGATAAACTCATGTCAGTTGATGAGTGCTTAGATGCCATGAATGATTTGACAAACTTACATAAGACATTTGGAGATGAATCATATCTACAGCTTAGAGAGGTTGTTGTAGGGAGATTGAAAGACCTCACAGACATTATAAAGAAAGCAAAAAGTTGGGATGCAAGCACAAAGAAATAGGAGTGATTATTAGTGAGATATGAAAACTTACATAAACATACAATGTATTCAAATATCAGTACACCAGACTCAACTTTAACAATTGAAGATATAGCGAAGAGAGCAGTTGAGCTAGGACATAAAACACTTTCAACAGTAGAACATGGATATGCAGGTAATGTATTTGAGTATTATGATGTGGCTAAAAAGTATGGATTGAAACTTGTATTTGGCGTGGAATTTTATTATGTAAAAGACCGTTTCGCAAAAGACAGAACCAATGCCCATCTACTTATCTTAGCAAAGAACAATGAAGGTAAAAAGGAATTAACTAAATTAATTTCAGAAGCAAATACAACAGGTTATTACTTTAAACCACGTATTGATGAGTCTTTATTGTATGGATTAAATCCAGAGAACGTTGTAGTAACTTCAACATGTATTGCTAGTCCATATAACCTGTATAAAGATGAATGTTTCATCAAGGATTGTTATGAGTATTTTGGAGAGAATTTCTATTTAGAACTTCACGACAACACCCATCACCTGCAAGTTACATATAATAAAATGTTATTAGAGATGCATGAGAAATATGGCATCCCATTTATCTTTGCTACAGACACTCACTACATTCATGAAGAAGATGCAAAAGAACGTGACCTCTTACTAAAAGGTAAAGGTATCTTCTATCCAGAAGAAGATGGATTCATTATGGATTATCCAACATCTGATAAAGTGTTTGAACGATTTGAAGAACAAGGTGTATTTACTCGTGAGCAAGTTGAGAGTGCATTACAGAACACTTGGATTGTAGATGACTTTGAAGATATTGAAATGAATAAGGATATTAAAATGCCATCAATTTATCCAGAATTAAATCATGAAGAAAAGATGGTAAAACTTAAAGAAATTATTAACAAGGAATGGGTAGAGGATAGAAAACATATTCCACAAGCTAAACATAAAGAATATATTGATGGAATCAAATTTGAAATGGATATTATCGACAAAACATTTACAGAAGATTATTTCTTATTAAACTATCCAATCATCAAACGTGCCAAAGAATTAGGTGGAGTATTAACACGTACAGGTCGTGGCTCTGCACCATCATACTATTTAAACAAGCTTTTAGGATTTACTGAGGTTGATAGATTGGATGCACCAGTAACGTTATATCCAACAAGATTCATGTCAATATCTCGTATCTTAGAAACAAAGTCACTACCAGATATTGATTTCAATACGTCTGACCCAGAGCCATTCGTACAGGCAACAAAAGAGATTTTAGGAGAAGACAATTGTTACTGGATGGTTGCTTATGGTACAATGCAGGAATCAGAAGCATTCCGTAACTTGTGTCGTGCATATGGAATGGAAAAGGATGAATATAATGAAGTAGGTAAAGACTTAGATTCATACCGTAAACATGCAAAATGGGGAAGCATCATTGAAGAATCTAAAATGTTTATTGGTGTAATTGATTCTGTATCTCCACATCCATGTGCAAACTTATTACTGTCACAACCAATTTCAGAAGAAGTTGGAGTATTACGAGTAGGTAGTGACGATGAAGATACTGGTAAAAAGAAAATTACATATTGTGCATTGATTGACTCTGACACATCTGATGCTTGGAAATATTTGAAGAATGATTATTTAACTGTGACAGTATGGAAAATTATAGCAGAAGCATTTAAAGCTGTAGGACTGCCTATTCCAGATGTACGAGAATTAAGTGAGATGGTTAAAGATAATCAAAAGGTTTGGGACTTATACGAAAAAGGATTAACTGCTACATTAAACCAAACAGGAACAGATAGTGGAACGCCACAGGTTATGCAATATAAGCCACAGAGTGTGCGAGAATTAACTGGTTGGGTATCAGCTATCAGACCATCATTTGCATCTATGAAAGCTTACTTCTTGAATCGTAGACCTTTTACATATAACATTCCAGAGTTTGATAAGATTCTAGAAACAAGTGACAACTTCATTCTGTATCAAGAGAACATCATGGCAACGCTTGTATATGCAGGATTCCCAGAGGATGAAACATATGGACTACTGAAAGCCATCTCGAAAAAGAAAGAAGGAATCATTGAACCGATTCATGATAAATTTATTAATGGATTTGTAGAGAAAACAGGAAGTGAAGAGAATGCATTAAAGGTATGGAAAATCCTTGAAGATGCAGTAGGTTATGGCTTCAACTCTTCACATGCTTATTCAGTAGCCCTTGACTCAATTTATGGAGCATATTTAAAAGCAGAATATCCATTAGAATATTTTGCAACTGTCTTGAATATATATTGGAAAGACACTGATGTTACAGCGAAAATAACAAAAGAGCTAACTCATTTTGGAATTGAGATTGAATCAATTAAATTTGGTAAGTCTAGAGGACTGTATTCTGCCAACAAAGAATCAAACAAAATCTACAAAGGCATCGCATCAATTAAAAATATGAATGCAGATATAGCCGAAGAGTTTTATAAAATGTCACAAGAACGTACATTCGATACCTTCTTAGACCTGCTTCTTCATATTACTGAAACAGATAATCGAATTAACAAAACACATATTGAGACAATGATTAAATTGAATTTCTTCTCTGACTTTGGAAGTAGCGGAAAATTAATGAAAATTTATCACGGATTTAGAGATGGAAAAGGTATCAAGTACGATAAAAAACATAAAGATAATACAAAGGCAAAACGTATCGCATTATTACAAGCATACCAAGAAGAAGTAATGAACGCAAAAGAAGAAAAGATTGACCTCTTTGAACAGATTGCATTTGAGAAATTTGCACTAGGATATGCAGTAACAACATTCCCGAACATAGACCCAAACATTACATTAGTTGTGGATGTAAATAAAAAGTATAAGCCACGCATTACACTGTATCAAGTTGCAACAGGACAGGAATTTACGTTAAAAGTTGAAAAGAAAAAATTCTATTCTAATGAACAAGATTTATTATATGTTGGAGATGTCATAGAAGTACTTGAAGTTGAAGAAAAAGTCGGATGGAAAATGGAAGGTGGAAAATGGCTCAAGGATGAAACCAAAATAGAACCACATTTAGAAGCATGTAAATTATTACGTGAAAGTAGTAATCGTAAGTAACAGGTAATTTGACAAGCACAAATGATTATGGTATACTTGAAATAGGTAGTTTTATGCTACCTATTTTTCTTTAGGAAGAAATATGAGTTGAAGGAGATGTCTAGAGTGAATTACTTTGAGCGAGAATTAGAAAATGCAGGATACGATGAATGGAAAACACAGAGTGGTAAGCCTTTCACATTTGTAAAGAAGAAAGGTCTAGGTAAATGCCCGAAGTGTGGGATTGTAGTATATGAAGATGAATTATTTGTAGAAGAAGATGATAAGGTTTACCATTATAAATGTTATAACGAAATGAAAGAAAATGAGTAAAGGAATCAAATTTTGATTCCTTTTTCTGTTGACAAAAGTAAAAACTAATGATATAATAAAGGAAGAGTTAAGATGACAAAGCGCTATCTTTACGGACTTGATATCTCAATGAAGAATACAGGTCTTGCAATTTATGATTTAGATGAACACAAGTTTGTGTACATAGGAAGTTTCAGCACTGAAAAGATTTATGCAACAAGACAGTATAAAGGATTAGATAAAAATTCCTTGAAACTTAAAAAGATTACAGAATGGTTTAAAGAAATATATAAACAATATCCACCTGCATGTGCAGGAATTGAAAGAATGTTCAGTCGCTTCAACATGGAAACACAAACGATTGCTAAAGCGACAGGAGTTATACAATGTATGATTTGGAATAAGCCACAAGAGCTATATCCACCTAAGGAAGTTAAAGCACACATATGGCATGGAGATGCAAGCAAGGATGACTTAGCTAAAGTAATAATGGAAGCCTACCCTTATATCGAATTTGCGAATGAGGATGAGTCAGATGCCACAGCAGTAGCAATTACATATTTGATTAAGAATGGATTAATTGATTGGGTTAAGCCACCTTTACCAGTCAAGAAGAAACGCAAAACAAAAAAGAAAGAGGGATGATTTATGAATATTTGGGAGAGATTAATGAGAGTATTTGTAAAAGAACAAAACGGAAAGTCTGAAAAAGAAATTGAAAAAGAAGTTGTTGAATATCTTACAAGTGAAGAATACTTAAAAAAGAAAGAAGAAGAAAATAAAAAACCAACTACCAATGTAAGTATTAAAGGTACATATTCGTTGTATAGTGATTATTATGAAGATACAACAGCGAGTCGATATCAACCTAGTAGAAGTGGATGGCGTATAATGTTAAAAATCAATGCTGTAGCAAAAGTCAATGTATATGGAAAAGAAAGAGAAGTAAAATTAACAGATGAAGTCGAAGAAATTTTTGGAAGAAGTTGGTATGAAGAAAGTCTATGCAGAAACTTTATGCAGTTAGATGAAGAAGAAAAACAAAAATTAATTAAAAAGGGAATGGTGCGAATGGCTGTTGATAAAGTAAAAGAACAACAATTAAAAGATTTCAAAGAAGAATTTAATTTAGCAAATAAAAAGACAGAATTTGACATAAAAATCGAGGTTACACTAGATAATTTCCACAAAGAATAAAACAAAGAAAATCCCCTTACTAAAGGGGATTTTTTAATGATGTGTTTTGCTGTATAAAACTCGTCTTTTATCCAGATTATTTTCCGTTATATTGATAATAGCCTTTTGTTCTTCCACGTTTAATCATATGTGTTGCTTTCATTGCTCTCTGCAAATGATTATTCTGGAAATTTTTAGGGCTACTAATTTGTCCATGTAATAATTGGTTTGTTTCTGCATACAATTCATTTAAATGAACTGGAGTCTTTTTAGACTTTAAAACTTCAACAATTGCTTCTGTTACGATTGGTTGTTTTAAACCCATATGATTACGAAGATTGTTAATTGGATATTTTGATTTTGGTTGTTCTTCCAATTGCATCTTTTGTTGTTCCTCTTGTTTAATCTCTTCACCTAATACTGATTTAGCAAATGCAACATATTCACTTAATGTGATTTCTGTTACTCCACGTTCTTCTAGTTGAGTCAACGTATTCAATGACTCTCTTAATCCAGAATGCAAGTCAATTAATCTAGCTTGCTCATCTAGGATGTTCTTCATTTTATTTTGGATATACTCTTTCTCTTGATTAATATTCACATTAATCTCTCCTTCAACAATTTATATATTTTACACAACTTATAAAATCTCACTCTTACAAGTCGTGCATATGTCTTACATTTTTGATTGTATATTAGGAGAGATTGCTTGTCAACACAAAAATTAATCTTTTGTACTCCAAGTTCCATCCGTACTTTGACCATAGATTGTTATACGATTTGAGCCTTCTATTGACAGCTCTGAATAATCAATCTCTGCAACGATTTCTGTGTTTGCTGTCTTAGCTCCACCAGAATCCGCTAATAATCCAGTGTTATAATCTACCCCACCAACCATCACTTTATACGCTTGAACATCTTTATCGAACTTAAAAGTAATATATGTTCTATCCTGTCCAGATATTCTGCTTATTTTTGGTTTGCTTACAGAAATAATATTTGCAGTAGGCTTACTTACAAGACCAACATTTATACCATTATTATAATTTTGTGTTATCTCTTCTGGTGTAAGAACTCTATTATATATTTTAGTAGAATAAATATAACCTTTAAATGGGTCAAAATAACTAGTGTTATATTTTCTTACCCCCAATGTAATTAATCCTACTAATTTTGGCAAACTTGAAAAAGTAGTTGTTGTTCTAGTTAATATTGAACCATTTACACCTAAAGTAACACTTAAATCTAATGCATCAACTATAGCAATTATTTGAACAATTGAACCTTTAACAATAGAATTATTTGGTGTTATTGCAAAAGTGCTTCCACTAGTGTCGCTATATTCTAACCTGTTAATGTCCTTGGTTGTATTTAAAATAAATCCGCCACGATTACTCATAGTAGTAATAGCATAAAAAGGGACTCCACCTGCAAATTCATATAAAGCATCTGCACTTATAAACATTTCAACAGTATGAGATGTTATCCCTGCCACATTTTCAGATGATAAAGCTCTACTGGTAGTTAATCCTTTAAATAAAACCCTATCACTTTCAACTGTTGTATTAGCTAATGTTAAAGCAAATTTACCTTCATTTGCAGGAGCAATATTATTCCATGTAGTACCAGATATACCTTGTTGAGCATTCCAATATGCAATCAATCCATTTGTTACTATACCCATAAACTAACACCTCTCTAAATAAATTTCGTCATGAATGAACCTCTACGAAGAGATGGTGTGCCATCAATTTCTCCATACCATTCATAATAAAGTTTCTGTTCTTTTTTAGGTGTTGTATAATCATAAAAATATTCCCCAACTGATTTCTTGTTAACTGACGTTAAAACTTCTTCTTTTAATTGTTTATATTTTTGGTCATAAATAACTACCTTAATTAGTTGTGGGTCTATTTTTTCACCTTCAAAATTATAGAACACACATTCAAATCTAACTGTATCACCATATTGATATATATTCATATTACTCACTCCTTAATTCGACTCTTACCATTTGAAATAGCAATTTGTCTATCCTTGTCAATTATTTCTGTTTTCCGTTTTATATCTGTTGTTTGTATATTTGCTATGTAATCAGATATAACTGGTTTTAGTATAGTTAATGATTCTCTCACAGTAATAGTTTTCTCATACAATTCTGAAACATTATTAACCGTATCCGTAACACGAACAAATAGTCTGGCTAGTCCTAAAGGGAATCCATTGAAATCTAGAATGCCCGTCAAATAATTTCCTGCTCTACTAAAAGTATAATCATGTCTTGTTCCGCTTTCATCAATCACATAAATCTCATTAGGTGTTCCTATTTCTTCATCTGCTTCAATTGTAACCTCAACACTTGCTTCTCTTACGGTATATGCAGGTGCATAAATTTCAATAGTTGGAGCTGTTGTATCTAATTCTAGAATGATAAAATTCATCTTAATCCCCCTTTTATCTAAAAAGAGAGGTTGCATAAGCAACCCCTAAATTATACAGACCATGTTCCTGCACTATTCTTAACGAATACTTTGATGATTTTAGAACCGTCACCGCTAGATGCTAATTCTAAATCTGTACCAGTAATTGTTACAGTGATTGGTGCATTGTATCCACCTGCATTACCAGATGTGTTTGAACTTCCGTTAGCTGTTGCAATTAATGTTCCAGAACTTTCAACTGCTCCTGTAGAAGTAACAACTTTAACCTTGTACTCTTCAAATGCTTCTGGACATGAGAATGTAAATGATGCAACATTCTTTTGTGCTTTCTTAGAAATTTTGCTTGTATCTGGTGCTCCAACATTAACTGTAGGAATTGTAGTGCTTAAATTGATATTGTCTTGTGCAACGCTAGATTCATTGTAAACATCATCTCTGACTTTAATAGAAACTTGTTTACTTCCATCACCACTAGAAAGTTTAATCTGTTTGGAATCAGCGTATGAAATCCATTGAGATGCACCTTCTGTAGTCTGGATATTTGTGTCATATGCTCCATCAACTGTTCCCCAGATTTTAATCTGATAACCTGTAGTATCCTCATCTGTAGTTCCAATAGCAATTGTAACTAATTCTGTATTAGTAAACGTAGCACCTCCATTGATGTTGACATATGGATTACTTGGTGCAGTTGTATCTAATATAATATTGATAAAGTTTGCCATTTAATTTCACCTCTTAGTCTCTTTCTGAGATTCTATTTTTCATAGGAGTACAATACTGCATAGGCACGACCATTTGCCCGTTGTCATTTAAAAGTAATAACAACTTCTGAGAAGATTCATAAACTTTAAGAATCTTTCCTGTATAGGTAATTCCACCTTGATTAACAATAACTGTTTGACCGACTGTAAACATGCAACATCATCCTTCTATTTGTTTATTTTTTTAATTCTGAGTTAGCTTGGTCTTTCATTTCTTTAACCATAGCTTCAATCATTAAATCAATTTCTGCTTCTGTCATTTTGATTTTCTTTTGTTGCATTAACTTGATGATTTCCATCTTAGCCATGTTAAGCTTTTCTTCACCTTTAAGTTGTCCATACATCTGTTCAACTGCTTTAACTACAATAGAAACTACTTCTTTGTTATTTTGAACTTGTGCAACGATTCCTTTTTTCTTTAAGAAACTCATAACTGATTTTGTTGCTAAACCTACTAATGCTGTCAAAATTGCAACAGCAAGATTTACTAGTTCTACTTGGATATTTTCCATCTGTCATTCTCCTTTGAATTGACCATGCTCATTGACATTTATCAACAAGCATGGTATAATTTAATTAATTAAAATTTACCGTCTAAACGTTGGTTTAGTTCAGTAATTTTCTCTTGCAAGTGTTTGTTTTCCAATGTTAGATTTAAGTTAACAGCTTGTAGTTGTTTAATCTCATCTCGCAAGTTTTCAATCTCTTCTCTTTGCTCTTGCATCATCTGACGTAATTCTGCAATTAATTGGTATTGGTCTTTAGAGAGTTGCATTCTGTCATTAATTGCCAGTTCTTTCTTGTTAGTATTCTTTGTTACAAAATATGTAATACCAGAACCGAGAAGGGTTGAGAGAGCTGTTAACAATCCTGCATCCGTGAAAATTTGTAAGAAATCCATAATCGACTTCCTCCCCTATCTTTTTATGCAACCCCTTTTAATTCAAGCCCTTGTAATTCTGTGACTATATTAGTCTTGTACGAAACGAACAAATGAAGAGTCATTTTTAATCCATTGGTCTCCACCAAGATTTAACCATCCATTTACTAATGCCCATACTTTATATGATTCTGGTGCATTTAATTGACGGATTACAGAGTAACCTGTTCCTGCACCTTTACGAAGGTTTACGTTATATCCTGTGATATACGCTGTACCTGTGATTGGTTTTGGCTCTGGTTTTGGCTCTGGAGCAGGAGCTACAGAACTTCCGCCACTAACAACTTGTAAGTAATTACCATTGTCTCCATAAGCCCATTGGTCTCCACCTAAGTTGTACCATCCATTAGAAACTGCCCAGAACTGGTATGTTTCATTTAAACCTAATTGACGGATGATTGGAGCACTTGCACTTGGTTGTGTACGTAGATTCAAACCTGTTGTAACGACTTTAACAACACCTGTAGAACTAGTTGGTGGGTTAGTAGAACCTCCACCGTTTAATTCTGTTTGAACAGCATTAAGGAATGACTGCCAACGTCCTTCTGCTAAGATACGGTGTGGACAATATTTACCAGACCAATCTTGGTGTTTTTTAACACGGTCAATTCCCCATCCACGCTCTTTTAAAAGTTGAGCAGTAAACTTTACAGCTAATGCTTCCGCTTTTTTATATCTGTCTCCACCACTTAATGAGTAACAGATTTCAACTCCGATAGATTTCATGTTACCGTTACCATTCCCATCTCCACAATGCCAAGCATTACGGTTTGTAGGGATACCTTGAACAACCTCGAAATCATCAACTGCAAAGTGGAATGAAGTAGCATTACTGTTTGTAATCATGTACTGCACCTCATTGTTTGCACTTGCATCATTGTAAGTATTGTGAATTGTAATGTATTGAGCTGTCATAGCGTTTGGACACTTTAAACCATACTTACTAGAATCCACCAATTTTTGTCTTACTGAAATAGCCATTTAAAATTCCTCCTAATTTTTAATAAGACCTGCTAGGTTAGACTCTCGCCTAGCAGGAATTTATACCATTATTTTTTATCTTCTGTTTCTTCTTCTTTTGCTTTTGCATCATCTAAGATTTGTTTTTCTAATTGTTCGATATAAGCTTCTAAATAAATAATCTTATTTGCTTGCTCTCCAACCTGTTCTTTATATCTCTTTACTAAAAAATTAATGTCAATTTGTCCTTGCATTTCCTTTTCCTCCTATGTTATAATTAAAGTGGGTTTTCCCATTTAACTGCAACGATTGTTGCGTGATTAGTGGCATTTTTTACAGTTGTGATTAATTGATTATATTTCATCAATTGACCGAATTTATGGTCAAAAGCTTCATCTTGTACTGCTAACCATTCTGCTCTTGTATGAGTTACATAACCTTGTAAATCTTCTACTTTCCATTCTACTTCTGTCATCTCTGGTCTGCGTGAAAGTCTTTCTGCCATACCTAAGAAGTTTATTTGGTCTGCATCATTTAACCGATAACGATGTCCATTTACTGAGGTGAATCCATTTTTGATTCCTAGTTCACATTGCTCATCTAAGATTCTCAATTTTATATCTTTGTGATAATCTAGAAATTGAGTAGGAGTAACTTGCCAAACTGCACAATTAAACTTTTGAGCTAGAGCACTAGCAAGATTGTTTTGATTAGATAAACTCATATTCTCCAATCCTTGTAAAATCAATTCTTTCTCATACATTGTTAAATTATCAAATACCATAATTAAATTTCCCCTTTCAAATATTTAATCTCTTCTTCAAGTCTTTTAACTGTCTTTGTTAACTGGTTGATACTTTCTGTATTCTGTCTAATTTCTAAAGTGTTTTCTTGAATGCCTTTCCATGAAACAGTAATCATACCGTATGTATTAATACCTGTTCCTTCTTCATCTGCTTGAATGATATGTGGTGCATCTTCTGCAATAAGTCCAATCATTTTCTTTTCTTCATCTGCTTGAGATTTGAAATGATAAGTAACTGGTGTTGCGTTCATAATAATGTCGATTGCACTTTCTTCATATGTTTCAATATTTTTCTTGTATTTTCTAGATGATGGGTCAACCCATGTTCCACTTAATTTTGCCCAATCTGAATCATCACTTTTCCTAAACTCAAATCTTCCTTCTGAATTTAAAGCAAGTTGTTGCCACTTAAAAATACCACCATTACCATTGCCGAATTGAAGGATTCTATTAACACCATAGTTACTAGTGTATACCATGAGAGCTTTATAATTGTCATGAAAGAAGTCAATACCGTTTGTGTAAGAGCTAATTTCTGTTGAACCTGTCGAGCCTTTACCGATATATGTTAAGAATCTATTTCGGTCATCTCCATCTTTAATAGACCAAGTATTACCTGCTGTGTTTGCCATATTTGTTCCTTTGATATTTCCCCAACCATCAAACCAGATTCCCCCATTATTCCAAGCATAAATTTCTTTTGCGTAGATTCTTCCAGAAACTCTCATATTAATATCATGAGTTGTATTGTTACCCCAATTTCGACCTAGTATATTTAAATCAGTTGTCAGTTCATTGTAGGCAAACTCTGTAGCACCATTACCATGATTCGCTCTAGTTAGTGAACCAATTTGAAAGACTCCCATTTTAGAAGTAATACCATCTGCTTCAAGTCTTCCTACAATTTCCATTCCATTGTTGGCGTTTTCTGGAAACTTACCGACTCCTAAAGTTGATTTCTCATAGTCTATGAAGAATAATGGCTTACCTTTTTCAATAGTTCTGTTAACTTGCATCTGGCTTGTTGCACCGAATATATCTTGAACAAGAATTTCAAAAGAGTATGCATAACTATTATCATAAGTATTAGTTATTTTTGGATGTGAGAAGTTTGAGCCAGTAATTACTGCTGTTGTTTTTATTTCTGAATAAGCACTCCAACTTCCTCCAACCGTTGTTTTGCTTCTGTATTTCAGAGATGATAAAATGTTCTTTGCAGAACTATTTACAACTAAAGGAGAAATTGTTCCATTGATTGTAATTTCTGTTGAGTTTTCAAAGTTGTTTACACGTGTTACATTTGCTACTAAAGTGGGTTTTGAATATGGAACAATTGTAACTGTTTTATATGCTGATTTATATCTTCCACGATTATCAATAGCTTTAATTTCGATAGTTAAATTTGTGGTTGAACTAACTGACCCAATGACAAATGTTATATCTGTAGTTCCTGCTGTATGGGCTTGTGTTACTTGCTTACCTCCTAATGACACAACATATTCTTTAATAGTTGTTCCATTTGTTGTAGTAGCCTTGGTTGCCCCTGCAAGAGTAACAGTTACTAATGACATATCTTGTATAATATATTGGTTATTACCTGTTACTGCTAATGTGTTACCCTTTGCAGGGTCATTATTTGTATCGGCATATGTAATTGTAGGATTAAATGTAGGGTCTACTAGTGCGTTCCCTCCATTCGCCCAAAAGTCAGAATAAATTGGATTAGCAACTTGAATTTTTGTTACACCATCACTCTTATACCAATAAGTTGTTACTGTAGCTCTACCCATAGCTCCTGTAACTGTAGGTGTTGCATTTAACATTGCTTGTTTTTCAGCAGAGAATGATACATTAGTTACACCTTGTGTCATGTCATTCTGATTCTTAATAGATACTCCATTTAAAGTAAAGTTTGTGTTATATCTCATATCTGGATGACCATTGTTTATTGTTACGGAAATTGAATCACCATAGTTATTAACACCTGCAAATGATGCATAACCACCACCCCAATTATAACAAGTTCCACCACGTTCAACATAACTTCCTATTTGTGTTCCATATCTATATGTGAAAACTCTTATCGCACAACTAACTGGATTATATCCATTTGCTTGAAGTTTCTGATACATGATATAAACTTCATCTTTAGAGAAGTTAAATGTACCACTTGTACCTACTCCATCCAATCGTTTAATAAATTGACCTGCAACAAAAAATTCTACTCCGTGGTCAAATTCTGATGAATATCTTTCTAGAGTAAATGAATGAGGTCTTCCTGCTGTAATGTCTGGTTGAGTCGTAATCTGTGAATTTCGAGGGATTGTGTCCAGTGTAACTGTTTGACTAGTATCTAGTCTTCCGACATAACTCCCACTAATTGTTACATTAACATCAAATCTACCTGCAAGATAAACAGACTTTGTACCATTGCTATTATGACCAACAGTAAATGAATGCCAGAAAATTTCTTTCTTCTGGTTTCCTCCAAGGCTTGCAAGTCCACCTTCACTCTTAGATGAATAATGGTCTGAGCCATCATTAATATTTAATTCTACATACTTACTAGCACTTGAATTAATTGTCCATGACGAACCTTTACTGATTAAGTAAAGGCGTGTCATGATTGTACTAGTGTTATTTGAAATATTTTGGGTAGCAGACCATTCTAATTGTAAGCGATAACCGCCACCAAAATCTGTACCAAAACTACCGCTTAAAGCCATGTATATCTTCTCCTTTTATTCATTATGTAGTTGGTACAACCTGTACGAATGCCCAACCTTTATTTGCTGTAGATTCTACTTTTATAATCTTAATACTTCCTAGCGTAAACTCTTCTTTTGCTACGAACTTTTTAGATACCGTTTCGTCCTCTTTTAAGTAGAATACTTTTTCATATTTTCCATCGCCTTTAGAATCGTAATATCCTGCAAATTCTTGCGGTGTAATTTGTGTGTAACCACGTTCAACACCATTAACAATTTGAGATACTTTTATACCATTCATATCCATCCGAATATTTGTATTATACAATTCTCCTGTAGCTAGAGACCATTGAAGTCCCACTTCTCCAATATTAAACATGAAACCACTGATAATAATATCTGATAGCTTATTAGCTCTTACTCTAACTGTTACAACACCTGCTGTTGGAATAATTGTTTTCATTCCTTTTTCAAATCCGTTTGTAACTTTATCACTAGCATAGGTAGTTGTATAAGAACTTAAAACTGTTGCACCCTGTAGAAATTCGACATACACTGCTCCATCTGTGTTTGCATTAGATGAATTGTTTGTTTTGTTAATGAACCATGACAAAGTGTAAGGCTGACCAACTTGAACATATACATCTTGTTTCATTTCTGTAGCAATTGAACTAGGTGGTAATTGGAAACCTCTACCGAAACCTAATGCATCTAAAGCACTACTTGAAACTGTTTGTACTGCTGTTGGGTTAACAAGTGTCCAAGCAGGAACATAGCTATCTTGAGCTGTTGCTGTTAATACCCCATATCCGACAGAATTTTTAAGAAGGTTAACCCCTCCACCTGCTTCAAACTTTGCAGATATATTTGTGATTTCTTGTGACAATTGTGTTTTAAGTACAAATGGCTCAAAGTCAATGTTTTTAACTTTATCATCTGCATAGTTTTTTGCATCTTTATTTGCGTTATCAACTTCACCTTTTGTTGCAAGGTCTGCTAAATCACTGTTGTCAGCTTTTGCACTCAAGTCATTCTTGTAGTCTGTAGACTGTCGAATTGTGTTTATAATAGAACTGTCACTGATTTTGATTTCTGCTGATGACATTCTTGTTTCGATGTTATAAATCATTGAATCTACATCTTCTGGTGCTACAGTAAATTCAGTAGCCTTTGTTCCTTTTTCTATTTTTACTTCACGAATTGAAATATCTCCATTTCGGAATAATGCTAATCTAATAGCTCCAGTAGTAACTGTTACATTTGTTACTTTGATAACACACCATAAACGATACCATGTATTATTTACTAGAGTTGGTGCATTCAATCTTGTCATAGTGACATCTTCATATTGAACTCGTGTTCCTGCTGAATCATAAAATTCCATAATGAAAGGATTTTGTACATCCCATGCAGTGACATTTGCTACTTTCAAATCAATTGCAAATACAAATGTATCATCTAAACTTGCTTTAAATTTATTGGAATATGTACTGAGAATAGAGTTTGTTGCTTGCCCTGTTCTTGAAATACTCCAGATATTACTATCTGGTTTATCTGCTTCTGGGTCTTTAATAACAACTTGTGATGCTACTCCATTCCAATTTAATAAGACTCCACTATCATTTGTTTTAAATTTAGAGTTGAAGACTACGTTTCTTCCACCAAAGTTTAAGGCATCTAGGATAGCTTTCTCTAAAAGTTCTTTCTTCTCATTATAGTTTTTAAACAGTGTTCTAATAGTTGCTCCAACAACATCTGATGTTAAGTTTAAATTAGCTCCTGCAAGCAATGGATTCACTGTATCATATAAAGTGTTATATGCTGTTACATATGCGTTCTTTTCTGTAACAATTAAATACTGATTTGCTTTTGCTTCATATGTAGGTTTCTCTGCAACAATCATATCCAACTGATTCTTCATATCATGTTTTTCTAAAGCTGTCAACTTATTATCGTTTGTCATATCATTGATTGAAACATTTGCTTCATATGCTTTTGCTTCTTCTGCTGTAGCAGGTCTTGAAATTGTTGAATCAATAAGAATTGACTTTGCAGGTTTTGTTGCATCAAATGCTCCATAACTTCCCATAGTGTAGAGTCTGTATCCACCAAAATCAACAGGTGTTGGAACTTTAAATACTGTTGAAACTGTATACCATTTATTTAAAGTTGGACTAGCGACAACATCTGAAAATTTGAATCTACCTTCAAACGCACTACTTGAATTATCTGCTCTTAAATATCTAAAGAGAATACCTGCACCGTTGATAGAACCACTTTCTAATTTAAATGTTGATTCAACATATACATATTGATAATATGGTTTATCTAAATATCCGTCACCACTTAAATAACTTTCTACTCCTAAAGCATTAGTAAATCTTACAGACTTACCATTACCTGTTTCAGATGGTGTTACTTTTGTTACTGCTGTTCCGACATTTCCATTATATCCAACTGGATAAGTTCCTGTCCAATCAGCAAAGTTATAGTTCTTATTGATATATCCTGTTTCATTTGAAACTACTTTATCTATTGTATTTAGAAAAGTCTGATTACTTACTACTGTAGCTGTAATATTGTTTGGCTCAACCGCCAATGAAGTCTTGTAAACTTTTTGTTGTAAATCAATTGGAGATACTGACCAATCAGATGCTTTTGCACCGAACTCAAGTTTAATACCTGTACTCCAGAACTCACCAGTACAACCTTCTAAGCCATGTTTGAATGACACTTTAGTGATTTTAGTTGCTCCTGTAGGAAGTGTTAATTTAGTTGTTCCAGTGTATTTTTTCCATGTCATATCTGTTCCAGTAATATATGAACCTTCATTCATTGTTGTTGTATTAGCAAAACGAATATATCTATAAAACTTTTGAGCACTGGCATTTTCTCCTTCAATAAGAAGTTCTCCGAATCTACCTGCTAAATAAGCTTGCGCTCCTGCAACAATATTTTGATATTTCAACCAAAATTGAATTGTAACTTCTCTATCCACAAGTACTTCTGCATTTGCTCCACTCCACAACTCTTGAACGAAAATACCGCCATTTGCATTAGTTGTATTTTTTACATGATATGCAAATTGGAATGGTGCGGTTTCTGCTGAAATATCAACGATTTCTTTTGTTTGACCAACATAACTATTCTTCCATAATCCTTCTGTTAAAGGAATTTCAAAGTTTCCATTACTAGCATGATTAACTCTTACTGGATTATATGCATCATCATTTTGTACTTGAGAAGTATATGTAGCTAAGTCATTCAACGCATTATAAAAGTTTAACCAAGTTGTTCTAAACGTCAATTTGACAACTGAAATAACTTTCTTTTGATTTCCAGTTGAAACATCCCAAGGTCTCAAAGAAATATTATCAGTTGTTTTTAGTCCTTCAAGATATGTCTTTAATGCTTCGTAAGTTGTTTGAACTGCATAGTATTTCGGGTGTCCTGTTGATGGACTTGCAGTTGTTCCTATAGGAATACCTACTTGTCTAGCTTGTTGTCTAACTGTGAAAATTAATCCTTTATTACTAGTATCCAAAGTTGCAATTGTAGGTAAATCTCCTGTATCTAATACAGATGCACCAACTAATTCTTCAACTTTTTCTTTGATTATTTTTCTTTCATTGTATTCAACAAGATTATCATTTGCCATGTTTCCTAAAGTTTCAGTGACATCTGTGATAATTTCATCTACTTCTTCTGGAGCAGGAGACCATCCAGTAGGAACATTACCTTCCATTAATTGGATTGTTCTCATCCACCATTTTTGAGTCATTGGTGATTTATAGATGAATGGTGTAAATACATAAGCATTTCCATCATCTTTAACTTTGAATCGAATAACAATCTTATGCCATTTATTAGCAACAAGTGTTCTGTCTCCACCATCTACACTAACTCTTTCAATACCTGCTGTACCATTCACACCAGTTAAGTTTACCCAATAGTGCAAAGGAGAACTTGAATTTAAATCTATATTTGCATTAAACATAATCTCTGTAGCATATACGTATTCTTGACCATTTTTAACTGGTACGCTTGCTACTGCTTTTACTGAACCTGTAGCAGATAAAACAGCTTCATTTGGAAATGTTGTTTTATCAACAGTTAATCCACTTCCACCATTTAATGTCCAACCAGTAGTACCTTTAAATAGACCACTATATCTTAGTAGATTTCGTCCTCCGCTAATTACCTGTGTAGATTGTTGCCAATTTCCACCTTGATAAATATATAATTGTGATTCAGTTGTATTCCACCACATTTGTCCCTCGGCAGGATTTGATGGTTTAGTCGCTGAAACAAGAACATCATTCATATCTATTAATGTCATTTGACCCGAACCAATTATTGGCATTAAAATCACTCCTATTTTCCTTTTATCCTAAGAAAGAGCCTTACTATCTGTAAGACTCTTCAAAACTTTCCATATTTTTATTATATCATTATTCTTGATTTCTGTCAAATAATATGTTATATTATTTAGTAGAAACTTCACAGACAATATTACCTCTAATATCAACGTCTATACCATCAACAATAACTAGTTTTCCCGTTTTAGAACCTGCTCCCCAACTTGGTACTGTTCCCATTTTAGCTCCATTATTATCATATAAATACCAAGTATAATTGTATATCTGAACAGAGTTGAATGTATTACCAGTCCATGTACCACTAGGGTTTTTCACATCTATTTCTACACCGTTTTGATAAAGTTTTGCTTCTAGAGTTGTTGTCCCTGTTCCATTCTTAAATATAGATGCTCCAACAAGAGTAACCAAGATTGGGTCAGTTACATCCATCACTGTACAAACATCTGTGTATTTATTACTATTGTAAGTTATTATACATTTATATGATTCAACGTTTGTAATAGATGTTGAAGGAATTGTAATTGTCGCTCCACCGAATCCTGTTACACCCCAATTATCCACTTGTGCAGTATTACTTGCAGGAGGGGTTGCTCCACTTGCATTAATTGGTGCAGTGATTGTCAATGTTCCACCACTTGTAGAAATAACGTTCTGATATTTGTTTGCATTTGTTGCTGTACCTACGTAGACTTTTGCTCCACTTACTCCAGAAGGGAATGAAGGAATAGTAATCTTTAAATTGTAGTTTGCTGTAACAGCTAAACTTGCTTCTGGACTTACCATTGTTTCTCCTTCTACAGTTGTCCAAGTATATTTAACATAGTATGTTGCACCTGTTAAAGTTCCACCTGCTGTAGCACCATTAAGTGTTGGAGCTGTAGTTGGATTTGCAATTGCTTGCATTAATCTCCAACCTGCACCGCCATCTGTATCTCCACCTCCACCTACAGCAGTAGTTGATGATGGGTCTTGGTAGTACCACTTATAACTTAACCCAGAAGATACTGCTCCAGTACCTTTATATAAATCTGCTTTTGCAGTTAAAGTTCCAGTAGAGTTTCTTAAAACATTTCCGTCTGGTGTCCATACTACAGCAGTAACAGAGTCTACCCCATCTGTTCCATTAGAACCATCTGAAACAACATTGATTTGCTGTTCATCTAACAGATTAGTTGTTGCTCCTGCAACATATAGTCTAGCTCTTACAGCCTTTATAGTTGTTCCCGAAGGAGTATACGTTTTCGTTGCTTCATCTGTTGAAGGGTTGAGTGTTCTAACTGTCCAGTTCGTTCCATCTGTTGTATCTTCAATTACCCATCTACCATTATAGTTTACAGGCGCATTACTGCCATTCTGTGACTTACTTGTAAATGTTAGACTAGTAGGATTAAATACATTTGAAGCATTCTTCTGTAAAACAGGAGCAGATGAAATTAACCAATATGCAGTTGACCCAATACCTGCTTTATTTTTAGTCACTGTAAATCTTTTAGTAATAGAAGGGTAGGTTGCTCTACTAGCTGTAATATCTACATAGCCTACATCAACAGTCATATTTGAAACAGTATATACATTTTTATTTCCTGTAGTACTTAATGCACCTGTAACACCTGCTAATGGAGTGGCTACATAAGTCCAGTTAGCACTATCATCTGTTGTTCCATTATACACATACATTGTAGTAGTAGCTGAGGTATAAACACCACCAGAACCATCATTGTTTGTTGGAATGCTGTGAGAATCATTACTTAGGAATCCAAGTACAGAAGCTTTACCATCTGTACCATTAGTAATTTTTACAATCTCATATTCTGCCTTTGCTGTTACAGTAAACCCTGTACCTGTATCTAGATAATCCATTTCACAAATATAAGTCATAGATGCTTTTGCTGAAAGAACATTTCCTTTTATCTTTAATGTGATACCATTTAATTCATAATTTGAATTTGCTGTAATTAATGTCGGATTACCTTGTGAACCATCCTGTACATACCATCTAGTGGCAGTCGCTTGCCCAGAAACATCTCCATTTGTACCTGCAATAAATAATTGAGGTGTCAATATGTTATTTGTTGCGACTGATGAGTAATCTGGAGTGTATGTATTTCCATTAGGGTTAAAGATTACTTGTCTTGGTTGTGATGAACCAATGAACATAATCAACTGTTTACTATCATTTAAATCTACTAGGGTCAACTGACCACTTGCTACTATTGCCATTTAAATCATTCCTTTTTCTCTTTAAGGTGTAGGGATATCAATATCCAACTTGAATATTGCTTTTTGATAAAGCTCAAGATGTGTAACGTGAATTACATTTCCGACATTTACATTTGCATTTGTCCAAGCTGTATCAAGGATTCCATCCTTATCATATTTTTTCCAGATAAATCCAGATTGTGGAACAGTATTTGTAATCTCTGATTGACCACGCCAAACTTTAGCGGTAATCATTGTGTCGATTTGACCGTTCCTAAACGTAAAACCTTTTGACGAATGAAATTCAATTTTGTAAACTACATCATTTTTAACTTCTTCAATATCTTGCTGAATGTTTTCAGAAATTATTTTTGCATCTCTTGCAATCTGAGCTACCATAATATCAATCTGTTTTTGAAGTTCGTCTTGAACATTGTAATAGTTTTTCCATCTTGCATCGAACATGTTTCTGTCTATTCTAGTTGTGAATGTCATATTGTCTGATGCTAACAATGGTTTAGAACCATGAAGTTGAACAAATAAGTAATCATACAATTCTGTATATCTTGTATGAAAATCTATTACAAACTGTAATCCTTCTCCATCATTCGGGAAAATGTGATGAATTTTTTCTGTGTTTTTGTTATAAGCTACTTCAAGCTTATCCCATTCAATCTTTAACATTTTCTTTTCATAAGCTGTAATCATGTTGTCATCTTTAAATTCATCAACAAAATTAGATGATTCAATAAACTTAGACCCATCAAAGTTCCCACTTGAAGATTCTAATATGAATGCACTAGCATCAATTCTGACTCCATTTTTATCAAATGTGAAAGTACCTGCACTGTTTGTGAGAATTAAATTTTCACCTGCTATGATTTGTCCGATAAGTCTTTCTGCCACAATTCCATCTGGTTTGATTGCAGTTTTCCATGTTTCACCTTTATCTTGAGATAAGGCAATTACACCACTTTGGATAATTACTACTTCATTCGGATTATCTGGACTTGTAACAATCATTCCACGATTACCAATTTCAATAGAGTTATTCACACCTGCGATGATTTTGTTTTTTGTTGCATCCCATTCACTAGTAACAATATTACTAACTACGTCTTCGATTTTATTTACTTTATCCCATTTATACTTGTTTGCTTGAATAACGGAAGATGCACTAGAACTGCTATATAATAGCTGAACAAGTTTATCAGTATCACTCAAAATATCTTTTGTGTTTGCTACTGTAATACTTGCTTCTCTTTCTTCAAAGTTATATTTGATTTCAATAATCTTAGCCATATACTCTATTTTCATTTGAGGATATTTAACCTTGATTAAATCACCTAATACCAATTTATCCCAATAATATTGTTCTTCAATGACATCAAGTAAGTTATCAATTGTGACATCTAATACTACTTTTGGCTCTCTTAGTTCTTGGAACTTCTTGAGACCATCTGCATATAATTCTTCATCGTTTATGTATTTGTCATCTACCCATTTTTTTTCAATTATGAATAAATTTAATTCATCCATAAGAGCAGGAGTGAATCCACTACCTGTGATAATCTCATTTTGCTTTGTTTCAATTTGAGATTTTAATGAGTTAATATTGTTGACAATAATATCATTTGCTTGTTTCTTTGCAGTGATTTCTGCATTCTTATTATGTAGCTCTACTTGTCTTTGACTGATTAGACTAGCATTTTCTGTCGCTTTTGCTGTATCTAGTAATCCTTCAATAGTTTTCTTTTGTCCTTCTAACTCTGTTAATTGTGTTTCTCCTATGATTAATAGTGCTTCTTTTTGCAACTGTTCTGTTGTCATACTTTTAATTTGTGGAGCATGTAAAGCTATTAACTCTGTTTGATTTAGAATCGCATGACATAATTCATTACTCATAAAGAACGATTCTTTAAGAACATTTTTATTTGCATCCCTTTCAAAAGGATACATAAAATAACTGAAATCTTCTACATATGGTTGACCAGTAGGATTCACTCTATGAATACTTAAATCCTCATTACCATACATCGACAATCTTGTTGTTAATTCTTCTGATTGTCTCGAACGTTTGATTGACTGTAAAAATCTTCCATAGTTAACAGTCATACCTTCAAACGTACCATTTGTGGACATATCCTTAAATGATACTCTTCTTCTAACAGTGTCCCATACAATTAAAGCTCCAAAAGTTTCTCCTGCTTGAATAATACAATCCAAAACATTTGAATCTGCACCAGAATCAAACGAACGAAACATCACATCGAACATTGGGTCAACTGTATCAATTTTCCACACTGTTCTTTCTAATAGTTTTGTTAGCAAGTCAGTACAATTTATAGCTTCTTCTGTATAGTCACTTACCTCTTTCCCCTTCAACTCATAACCTAAAGAAAAAGCCTTAACGTTAAAGATATCAGAATCGTCCCCGTCTTCTTCAATATCTTCTACAACGTAAAACTCTTTATATGCTCCCATTGTTACTTGGATAAGCATTTTCTGTTTAATCATATCTACGTGTGCGTTAGGTTGTTGGTCTTCAATGAAATGAGGAATAGAGAAGCTTAATTCATTGATGTTTCCTAATTTGATAGACATTTCAGCGTTCATCTTTTCATAGATATGAGAAATGACTTTCTGATTAGGCTTTGCTAAATGGAACTTAGCTTCTTGCATTCGTTTACTATAATCAATATCAATAAACAATCTCTATACCCCTCTCTTACAATTCTTTTAAATTGTACACCTCGAATAATTCTTGAGGTGTTATATTACCTAAATTTTTATTTGTATTGCGCTTTACACCAGAAGTGTAATAAGCTAAATCAACAAGCTCTGAACATATTAATTTGTTCTTACTGTTGAAGTAAATATTTCTCTTTCTCTCAAAAGATAAGGATATGAATAATCCTAAAAGTTGTAAATAATCATATCTTTTACCTAAGTTTTTATAAGCAAATTTGACAATCTTATCTACGACTTCTTTTGGTTGTTCTCCAATAGTATAAATGACATGTCTTTCATTTAACTGTAATCTTGCAACCCTTGTTCTTATAAATCTATTAGACTCGATTATTGTTAAGACTCCTGTTGTTTCGTCATGTCCGACAATTAAGCCGACATGAGTAAATTCACTTTTAGTAACTTTGGCAATTAATCTAGATATGAAAGAATTTGTTTGTTTAAAAAATACTAAATTTCCAATCATAAATATCACCTTACATAAATTTAATTATATCATTATTATTTGTTTTTGTCAAATAATATAATACATTATCTGGGAATTTTAGAATCTATATCTAATTGTATATCTGAACTGAATTTGACAAGCACCTGTAACTTTGATTCTATTTTGCCCATATACTAATTTTGGATAATGACCTATAACTTTATCATATCTATATACACCAATTATATCTGTTTGAATTTGCTCTTTCTCACAATTGACATATATATCTTCTAAGTTTGTTAAATCTCTAACTTCAAATATATTTCCACCATCATCTAAAAATTCTAATGTAACTGTTCCTGCACCAGTTTTCTTAATTGAAATTTCTGGATAAATATCGAAATGACCATCATTATTAATTGTAATAGTTTGTGGTGTACTAGTAACAGTTGTCATAGCAGTTGTAGTAGTTGGAGAATAAATATAAGATGAATCACATCTCATATTGACTGTAAAGTAACCTTGACTTAAACCGTTATGTGCAATACTTGAATCATCAACAGGTGTGCAATAATATATCTTGTTTTCTTTACCTTCAAAATATAATGGTTTATAAGTATCAGTCCACAACCATCTGATGATATCACTGATTTGTTGTTCAGTGTATTTACCATCAACAGCGATAATCATTTCAAAATTTAAAGGATTATCTTCTATACCATGAAGCAATGGCTTTCCGCTACCTCTAACTTTAGTCTCATTTACTTCCCTTGAAGCCACGAACTGTTCTTCATACATTCCAGAATCTAAAACTACATGCATTACTTTATGCGTTCTAGATGAAACCCCATTAAAACTAAAATGAACTTTCTCTTTAATAGTTGGCATCCTTTTCACTCCTAAAAAAATAGGAAAGAGAAGAAGGGAATTACTTCCCTAACTTCTTCAATCCATCTAAAATCTTACTTGTTACGTTATCTACATCTTTCTTAGAACCACTCATGTTGTCGATGTTAACTATTAACTCGTAAGTGTTATTCACGTTTACAGAACCTTGACTTGCAAATTGTCCTGCTAAATTGTTAGCTGTCATGTTTGGTAAGTATGATTTAATCTTGTCTACCAGTTTAACCGTGTTGAATACGTTCTTTGTATCTTCTTTGTTTAGAACCTGTTCTTTTTGGTGAAGTAAGGCTAACGCTCCTTCTTTTGGTACATTATCACCAGTGTAACCACCAGTATCAAATGCTTTAATATATTTCTTATTTGCATACCCTTGTGTTGTTCCTCTAGAGTTAGCAAATTTAACTTTCCACCAATCTCCATCTTCTCCTAAGATTTGAACGTTTGCACCATTAAGGATACGTCTTACAACTTGACCTTGTAGGTTTGGAGCGTTACGGATATTCAGATAGCTATCTGATGTTACACCAGTTACGTTACCCTTAGTAGGCATTTGAGCAGGTGGTATAGGTGGTTGCGGTTTGCTTGGTGGTTGTGGTTCTGGAGCAGGTTTCATAGGTCTAGCAGGGTCATCTGGGCGAACTACTTCGCTCTCGAATGTTTGATATCCTTTAGACTTAATTAACTCTTCTACATCACTCTTAGGGTCTTGTAAGTTAAAGTTCATGTTGTCAGCTAATAGGTCATTAGCATCTTGTACTTGTTTCTTAGTCTCATCTGAGAACCCACCAAAGCTTGGTGTTAATCCATCAAAGATTCCGTTTTGCATGTTGCTGATTTGTTTCTGCATTTTTTGTAATTCATCGTTTAATGTTTGGAAGTTTCCTTGGATGAATTGGTCACGCATATCTGCCCAACGTTTCTCGTTATCAATAAGGTCATCGTATTTCTTAGTAACGTTTTCTTTCTCTTTATCTAAGTCTTCAACTTTCTTATCTAGAACATCTGTTTCTGCTTGTTTCTTATCTTCGATTTCTTTAATTTGTTGTGCTTTTTGGTCTTCTAATGCTTGTCGCATTAATTCGTCAGCACGTTCTTTTTGGAACTTCTCAATCTCTTTATCCATTTCTTGAAGTTCTTTTTGAGCATCTGCTAGTTTTTTCTTACCAGATAACGAATTATCCTTGGATAAAATACTGATTTTATTCTGTAATTCTGCACGTTTTTTGTTCTTATCTCCAAGTTCTTCTTGGTAATTTGCTTCCTCTTTTTCTGTGTCCATTTGTTTTAACTTAGCATCATATACTCCATTAATCTTTTCGATTTCTTTGTCGTATAATTTCATCTTCGCATCGTGAGCTTTTTTCAAGTTGTCTTGTTCTTTATCAATTGCATCTATTGCCATATCTTTCATGTTCTTATAGTAGTTTTTAAGTTGGTCAATGCCACCGTCCGCTACTTTTGCACGAGTATCTTTGATTTCTTTTTCAGCTTGTAATACTGCTAATGTTGAATCTTCCCAAGCTTCTTTTACTTTATCAATCTCTGTTCTGATTTCATTTGCAACTTTACTATCTTTACCAAATTTATCTTCTGCTTCGTAAAGCTTTAGAGTTAAATCACGTTGTTGGTCTTCGATTTTCTTACGCTCTTGTTTCAATTGGTTTGCTTTATCAATATAAAGATTCATCATCTTTGTCATGTTTTCTGGGTCTGTCAATTCTGCAACTGAGATTGCAAAGTCGATATCGTCCACTTTCGCTTTGATTTCTTCTAACCCTTTTGTATAAGCTTCAACAATTGCTTCTACGTGTTGTCTTAAAATGTCAGCATAACGTTCTTCCCAATTGTCTAGGAACTCTTGCCATTCAGCTCTCATTGAAGTGATTGAACTTAGGTTGCTTTCATATTCTGACCATAATTTATTATACTGTTCACGTTGTTCTTTTGTATGACTGTTGATGTTTTTAAGACCGTCAAGTTCACGCTTGATTTGTTCGTTTCTACGTTCTTTATCGTACAAGTCGTGATTTAGAAGTGTCCAACGTTTAATTTCAACTTGATAGATATCGTTCATCATTTTGCGATATTCTGCTGTGTTTTTGTTCATAGACTTCATTTTAGCTTCCATATGCTTAATGACTACATCAAGTTCTTTCATGCTTCTGTCATACGTACTCCAAGGTGTTGCATCTGCTAGTTTCTCACTCTCATCTGCTGATGCCTTGAAGACACTCATTTCACCATAAGAATTTAACCCACTATAGATAGATGGTTGGACTGTACCAGAAGTACCTCCATCTCCACCTGCTGAACCAGATTCTCCGCTACTAGCACTGAATGTTCCCATTGCACTAGATACTTGTGAACCAAAGTTAGCGATAGCTCCTGCTACACCACTGTCAGTTTCAACGTTTGTGATGCTTGACATATTCCATGATGCACCTGTTGGTAAAGTTGGTAATGTTGGTGCTTTAACTTGTACGTTTGAAGCCTGTTGAGCTTTTGCAATATAGTTATTTAAGTTTGTCATTGCACCCGATACTGTACTATTTAAAGATTGTACAGCAGATTTTGCTTGGTTAGCAGAATCTTTAACTCTGTTTAATGCACTAGCTTGTGAACCATGAGCGCTTACCATTGCTCCTGTTCCACCTACAACTGCTCCGACCATTCCACTGAATGCTCCACGAACAAGCATACCAGTTGCCATTGTAGATGTACCCATAGCTAATACTGATGTTACATAAGCTCTAACTGCATTCATGATAGCAGAAATAGAACTGATTCCTGCTTGTGCCATTGCAGAGTATGCTTGAGACATACTTTGTGTAGCACTGATTGCACTCATAATTGCTGATGCTTCTGATTGTTTTGCATTTGCTACATTGAATGATGCTGTAGCTGATGTTTGTGAAGCTGATGCTTCATTTTGTTTAGCGTTCGCATTGTTTTGAGATGCTTGAGCGCTTGCATTAGAAGCCTGTGTTGCACTTGCTAATCCACTTGATGCTGTTGCACTTGCAGAACCCATGTTTGCCATAGATTGAGATGCTAGTGAACATGATGCACCAACGCCATTCATCGCTCCTACAAAGCCACTTGCACTATTACCTGCACTTGACATTGAATCTCCGATGCTTTGTAAGCTTTGCGCTGTTCCGCTTGCTTGAGATACAACGTTAGACATTTCACCTCTAACACCACTCATTGATGTTTGGAATCCACTCATAGCTGTTCCTGCACCTGCAAATGCCATTCCGAATTGACTTAATCCTGTAGCTGTTCCTGTAACTTCTGTTGCAAATCCACTTAGAGATGCTTTAACGTTGTCTACTGCTAGTTTGTATTGGTCTAATGCATTACCTGCATTGCCAATAGTAGTAACGTGACCTTGGATTTCTTGAGCACTTGTTCCTGTCTGTTTCGACATTCCTTGAACACTTTCCATGAATGTTTGAGCAGTTGTTTTCCATCTTCCTGCTCCTGTATCTAATCCTTGTCCTAATGTTGAGAATGAAGTATTAATTCCACTAACATTTGTTTCTACAGTACCTTTTGTTTCGCTCATTGCAGTTCCTAGTTGTGCAACGTTTTCTTTTAATGGAGCTAGACTTCCACCAGAGTTACCAATTTGAGCCATGCCATTTTGGAATCCACTAGATGTTCTACCTACCTCTGTGTTCATGTCAATAAGTTTTTGACCTACTTGACCTGTTGCTTGACCTAAAGGATTTAATAAGTTTCCAGACTGACCAATTGCAGTCATGTCTCCAGAGAATTTAACTTTAGCCTGTTCAGATTCGCTAGTCATCTCATCGAAACCAAGGTTTCTCATTTTTGTTTCAAGGATTGATAATGGTGCTCCAGAGTTGGCGATTCTGTTCATATCTCCTTCTACTTTTGTAGCGGTTTCACTTGATTTATTAGATGCTTCATCAAAGCCTAAATCTTTCATTTTTTGTTCTAGTAATGATAATGGTTGCCCTGCATTACCGATTCTGTTCATGTCACCTTCGACTTTACCTGCTGTTTCACTAGACTTACCAGTAAATTCATCGAAACCTAAGTCTTTCATTTTTTGTTCTAATAATGTTAATTTCTCACCAGAGTTTCCGATTTTTGCCATTTCCTCTGGAGTAATAGCTCCTGCCTTTTTCGCATATTCTACTACTGTATCCATTGTTAGACCTAGTTCATTACCTTTAGCTTGGACTTGGCTAAAGTCTGCAAGGTTTACTTTCTGTAATCCTTCAACAATTTCTTGTCCAGATTTACCAGATTTATCAGCAAGTTCTTGAATCTTGTCGATGAAAGGTTGAACCTTTTCACCTGCTTGACCCATTTTCTCGCCACCTTGAGAAACTTTGTCCCCTGCTTCATTAATAATGTTTCCTGCTGAGTCAATTCTTTGACCTGCTTCGTTGATTAATTGTCCTGCTTGGTTTACACGTTGACCTGCTTCATTAAATAAAGCTCCTGCTTGACCTGTAGCATCTCCTGTTTCTTTGATACCACGACCTGCTTCTCTTGTTTTTCCTGTTAAGAAATCAACATCTAAGCCCATCTTTTGAACATTTTCTTTAAACTTAGAAATTTGACCTTCTGTTGCATCTCCCCAATTTAGAACAGCTTGACCGTTTTCATCGTACTTAATTCCAAGGTCTCCCATAATTTTAACTGTTTCTAATAATCCATCAACGTTTCCAGTTACCTGTTCTTTGGAAATTCCTAAGAATTGAGATAGCTTTTCGCCAGATTCAGCCCATAGTTGAGTTCCTTTTGCGTTTTCACCATATAGCAATTGAGCAGTTTTCATTGCTTCTAAGTGACCTTTCATTTGTCCTAGTTCTTCGTTCTTATATCCGAACAATTCTTTCTGTGCATCAATCGCACCAAGGATAGCTTCTTCGTAATCTTTAAGAGCGTCTGTTTGTCCGTTGATTCCTTCTGTTCCTGCATCCATTGCTGTCCCGATACCATTAGCAGAATTTTCTAAAGCTTTAGCTTTGATTTCTGCGTTTTGAGATTGTGTTCCAAGTTTTGTTACAAACTGTTCTGCATCTCTTGCACTTAATCCATACTTCTGAGCTTCTTGAGCTAATGATTGCCATGTTCCACCATTGGCAGATTTAACCTTTTGACCGATATCAATTAATCCTTCTAGGTTACGTTTAACGTCATCTATGCTGTTATTTTTATCAAGTTTAAATAAATCTTCTGGAATGGCTTTCCCGATAGAACCTAAGTCAGCTTTGATTTTATCAATGGCACGTTGACCTTCTACTGTTCCTCTGTTAATACCTTGAGCCATTTTGTCAAATGCTCCTGCCCAAACTTTTCCGACTTCTTGACTATCTCTAGTAATACTACTCATCATAGCTTGGATTTCTTTTTGTGGAGCACCTTTTTTAACAAGAGCTTGTATTGAATCACTATTCATTTTAGCGAATGTATCTACAACACCTTGAGCACCTGCACCAAGTTTTGACATGTATCCTTCTGCTTCAAGATAAGCACGTGCTTGGTCTTGAATTAGTTTTGTCGATTTTTGTGTTTGTTCATATACTTTTTGATTCCATTGAGCAATTTTCATGTTGTACTGTTCTGTCTTTTTAAGTCTATCTTCTTCTGACTCGCCTGTACCTGCTTTCCAGTCTACTGCGCCTTTCTTGTATTCATCACGTTCTTTTTTGATTTTCTTCTCTTCTTCTACTAGTTTCGATAATGCTTTAGCTTCATCTTCTATGTTCTTTTTAAATGCTGAGTTAGTAGCTTTTGCTTGAAGTTCAGAAAGTTCTTTTGTGTTCTTAACATGTTCTCTAAGTTCTTTTGATGTTCTCATATGAGCTTGACCTTGTGCGTCAATCTCTCTAACCATATTTGGCATTGCTTGAGCAAGTTTAGATTGTACAATCATAAACTCGTCATATTCTCTAGTACCTTTCTTGATACTGTCTCCTGCTTTTTCAAATGCTTCATATTGTTTGATTAATCCTTCAAGTCCATCTGAACTCTTGCGATATGCTTGAACTTGGTCATTAATACGTTTTTGAAGCTCTTGTTGTTCTTGTTTTGCTTTTTGGTATTTGCCAATTAAATATTCTACTCCTGCACCGATTGCAAAGAATATTGCACCCATTCCTAACATACTACCTAAAGAAAGAGCAAATCCTTTTACAGCTTTACTCATTGCACCGAATGCAGTTGCTCCACCTGTTGATGTTGTGATAACTCCATTCATACCACCTTTGAACTTCTCCATTGCAGTTGCAGTTCCATTAGATGCTACAGTTACTTCACGCATACCCTGTTTGAATACACCAACTGTTGCGCCAATTCGTCCAAACATATTGCTGAAAGCACCCATCTTAGTCATTACTGCACCAATAACTAAACCGATAGTAGACAATGCACCAAATGACTGTGTTACAGTTGTAACTCCTTTAGCAATTCCTGCTAATCCAGAAATAGCCATTTCCATTCCACCACTTAGGAATGCTTTACCCATAGCCAATGACATTTCCGTAAATCCATTTTTAAGCTTATTGATTTTAGATTCAAATGATTGCATGTATTTCTCATTTTCTCGCATTGCTGAACCTTGAGATTTATATGCTGTAGCTGTTGCTTTTACAGCCATATCATAGTTGTTCATCATAGCAAGGAAACGAGTTAACTGATGTCTTCCTGCTAATTTAACAGCAATATTTTGACGTTCTGCATCACTTAATAAGAACCACTTTTTACCTAGTTCATCAATGATGTTAGCTACTGGCTTAACGTTTTTAACTCCATTTTCTCCAATTGTATTCATTGCAATTCCAACACTACGTAATGTTGCTTCTGAATCTTTCATTGTTGTCATACGAGAATAAATTGTTTTTAATGAGTTACCAATGATGTTACCAGACTCCATTGTTACTGCTCCAATTGCAGTAATATGACCAATGTTTTCTTCAAGTCCTACACCGAATGTTTTACCTGCTGATGCAGATTTTTGTAGACCTTCTGCTAATTGTTTTGTACTAATAGCATAGTTGTTATCTACTTCGTTCAGTGCATCTACGATTCTGATAGAATCTTCTGCTTCAATGTTAAATGCATTCATTGTACCTACTAGAGATTTTTGAGATTCTTCAACTGATAAATCAGATACGTTAGACATTAATGTTGCTGTCTCTGTAATAGCTGTTAATTGGCGTTCATTGAAATCTCCGAATGTACGAGCGAACTCATTCATACCCTTCATAATATCATGGATATTATTACCAAGCTTACCAGACATTTCAACTGCATTTCCGAATAAGATATCAATGTTTTGAGTTGGGCTTGCTACCCTTCTTAATTCTGTTAACGCTTGGTCAACTTTTAAGATTTCTTGTACCATACCTTGAAGACCTTGAATTGGAGCCATCATAGCTTGTTGTGAAATCATCCATACTGGAGCTGACGACATCATTACTTTGAATTTTTCCCATGCACTCAAGTTACGGTTAAGGTTACGAACCATTTCGTCTGATGTTTGTCGTATCCTGTTTGAACCTTCTGTCATTGCATATGTTACTTTACGTACATGCTCTCCTTGACCTTGGAACATAACAGACATTTGCTTAACTCTATTACCCATCTGGTCAATACCATCACGACCAAATGAGATGGATGCTACTTTAGCTCTTTCAACAGTTCCGATATAATTCTGCAAGTCTTTGATTGCTCTTGAAGTCAATGTACCATCGCCAAAGATTTGCTGTTGCATATTCTTAAATTTAGCTGAGTCTCCTCCACCAAATTTAGCAGTGATATCTTGCCCTAGACGAATCTCTTTTTCTCTTGCTTTAATTTTGCGATTTTCATCTGCTAACATTCTTTGATATGTAGTCAATGCATTACGGATATCTTGAGTGTTTTGACTTAGTTTTTGTGTAGCTCTTTGGTCAATAACTCCCATAAATTGTGTTAGTTTTGCAGGTGTTTTACCTATAGCTTCAAATTGTCTCTGTACAGATTTTAAACTTTCGATTAGAGACTTAGCTCTATTTTGGTCATTATCCATCCATTGTTTATTAGAGATATTTTGAAGGTTTTTCTTTGCATTTGCTAGTTGTTCGTATGTCTTGATTTGTTGTGTAGCAGTGATAGCTTCTGTAACCATTTGACGTTTTAATTTATTACTAGCATCATCACTTGGCATTGAACGTAAAACTTCTTTAAGTTGTTGTCTTAACTTGATAGTTTCTTTTAATACTGCTTGTGTTTCTCTTTCTTTAGCAATTACCTTGTTTTGGTCATTAACTAAAGCTTGTGATGCAAGACGAATATCTTTTACTGCTTTTGCAGGGTCTTCTGTTTTTGAAACTTTATTAGCTTGTTGGATAAGTTTACTAAACTCATTCTTAAAATCAGTATCTTGCTTTTTAGTAGCAGTTAAAGCAGTTCCTCTTAGTCTCTTTAGGTCAGCTACTAATTTCGCTTCTTGTGCTAATGCTACATTTCTTGCTTTTGCAGATTGTGCTAATTGTTGTTCAGCTTTGATAGCACTCTGTAAATCTGTAACCATTTGTTTAGTGAAGTTTCTTCCACCGTCTTCTGATAATGCTTTTTTGATTTTGCTTAAATCATTGAATAAAGATGACTTGTCTGTACCTTTACCAAGATTGTTAATTTCATTCTTTAATTGTTTTAAAGTGTTTTGAATTTGTTGAGCACCTTTATTTGTATTATCAATAGTTTGTCTATTAATAACTTCAAATGCTTGACTCTTACTATTCCAAGAATATTTAAGTTTTTCAATAACACCTGTTGCTTTTTGTAACTCTGCTACGAATCCTGTAAGATTACCTTTAGCATCTTTGAATTGTGTAGCTTTGAAAATACCGTCACCAAACTTGCCATTTAAAATAGCTTGAGCTTTTTTAATCTGGTCTGTGTATTGCTTAATATTATTAAAGTTCCCGATAGGAGCATTTGTTGAAATATTTGATTGCGCTTTACCTTGAGACTTAGAAGCTTGGTTGATTTGTTGATTCATCTTTTTGACTTGAGCGCCATATTTCTTATTGAAGTCATCAACAGTTTTATAAATGTCTTGCATTTGTTTTTTGATGTGAGTAGCCGAACCTGCAACATCAAGTTCTACTTTCATCTTCATAGGTTTAGACTGTAAAGATGTACTAATAGATTTCATTTGTTTAGTTAAATCACCTAATTTAGCTTCAAGCTTAACTTTAAGTTTAACAGGATTATTTGACAACATCTTAGAGATATTGTTTACTTGTTGTGGTAGCTTACTACCCTTTGCATCTAATTCTACCTTTAACTTTACAACTTGGGCTTTTAGTGATATATTTAAATCATTACTTCCTGCCAAATTAATTCACTCCTTTAATTCTAAAGGATGTATCGTAACATCCTAATCATCCTAATCTAAGAAGATTAAGATGTTACCTCAATCTTCTTAGTCTTCGTATAACTCATCTATGTCAGAAGATTTATCTCTAACAACATAAATTTGTGTAGTTTCACTACTGTTATGTCCTAATAATCCTTGTACTGATTCTATACTTTTTCCTTCTTCTACAATCGCAATCGTTGCCCGACTCGAACGTAATAAGTGAGGATGTACTTTCTTCCCTAATATTTCAGAAAACTCATCGCACCATAAGTTAAATGAATTTGCTGAAAGTTGACGATAACCGTCTTTTGTCTTACTTACGAATACATATGGACAATTATCTTCTCCACGAGTTTCTACCCATTTTTTAATTGCTTCCATTGTTTCATCATTAAATGCGAAAGTTCTGACTTTACCGACAGTACCTCCACCTTTAGCTCTTATATCATGTGTCATATAGTACTTCTTTGTCTTTCCTTCTGAATCAACAAAGTGACTATATTTAGCAACTTCTTTTAGCAATTGTCTTGCTTCTTCTCTTCGACATCCTGTATCAAAAGAGAATAATAGATATGCTAATTTTTGCCATTCTTTTTTCTTTTTTAATTCTTCTTTTAATTTATTTAATTCTGCACTAGTTAATGGAACTTTCTTTCTGACATTCGCTTTTGCTACGCCTTTAACTGCTTTTGTAAATATATTTCTAAAATCTGGATACTCATCATCATAATATCCTTCTATAAAGATACACAAACTAGAAACAGCAGAACGTTTAAATTTTACAGCATTCGGACTCAATCCTTCACGTAATAAAAAGTCTTGATATTTACGTGCATCACGAGGTTTTAAATCTGTAATCTTTTTGCCTTTTTTATAATTGTCATGTATCCATTTTGCAAAAATCTTTAATGCAGATGTGTATTGTTTCCTAGTTGCAGGAGATAATTGTTCTTGCCCTAAGAAGTCTTCTATTAATTCTTTATTGTCTTCATCTACTTCATTATCCCAAAAATCTTGAGATACTTCTTCTATCTTTTTCTGTTTCATTTCAATCACCTACTTAATAAATGCTCCACTCCACTGTACTTCCACATTGATTCTTTTATCTGCAACAGCTTTATATTGATTAACAACTGCATCTAAATAATTGCCACCGCTACCATTCCAAGCCCAATATGTATGTCTATAAATCTGTTTGCGATATACAGCTTCTAATTTTTTTGAATGCCATCTAGTACCAATAAGCATTATAGCGTGACCTTTTTGGTTAGTCGATGTATATCCTTGTTTATAGATATAAGAATCATGATATGCTAAACTATTTTCCCATGTAAGTTCTATACTATACATGCCACCACCATGATTCTTGATACCTTTAAGTTTTATAGCTTGTAGAGACTTTCCTGTTCTTTTATACATTCTAGGAGAATAACTTCCAAGATAGCTTTGCCAAACTCGTTTAGCTATCCTTTCTATTTTCTTCCCTTCCTTCGTTAGTACCATAATTGCTTCTGCATCTGTTTTAAAATATAAAGCACTACTCTTTTGCTTTGAAGCCATTTTGCATCAATTCTTTAACTTCTGGATTTTCAATCTTATTTAAAATTTCATCCGCTTCTCCAATTGATTTCATCATATTATCTGAAATTTGACCTAAAGTTTCTGTTAATGAATTATATAAATCAACAACTTCTTCTTCTGGCATTGCATTAATAACTGGAGCTAATACTTTGATATTCATTAAAAGATATAAGTAGTCTAATGCTTCTTCAATGTCATCTGGAATATAGATGTCTGTGAAATGTTTTATTAATAGTAAAGATGTGTAAGGTGTTGCGATTGAAGTTAATTCTACATTTCTATTCCCTTCATCGAAAAATTTAATTAAATCATCAAGTACTTGATTACGCTTTGTTGGTAAGAAATGAGTATCAATCTTTACTTTGTAAACTGTATCATTTACTGTAATCAATTCTTCTTTTTGTTCCTTTAAGATTTTTTCCTGCTTCTTCATTTCAGCAAGAGTAAGACTTTTAATTTTGTTCTCTTTAGCCACTTTAAGTTCCCCTTTTATACCATTATTTTTTATTCTTGACTGATTGAACAGTCTTATGCTATAATACTATTATAACACAAACTTGATAAAATTTCAATTTTATCCATTAGATTATTTCAAAAAAAATAGGGTAGAGACATAATGTTATGTTCTCTACCCTTATTATTACCTATTACAGACGGATAATCTGATATAAGTCGTTTGTTTCTGCATCTACTAATACATCTAATGTAAAGTCGAATGTTGAAACGTTTTCTGCATCCATTGTTAAGTTGAATGTTGATTGTAATTTCGCTTTTGGAATTACGAATTGCATTTTGCGGTCTACACCATCTTGTCCACGTACTACTGTGTCACCTACAACACGGTATGTAGCAGGGAATTTAGAACCAGAGAATGTTACAGATGTTGCTCCTACTGGTGCATCGTATACGTAGAATACCATTACTGATTGACCTGCTGTTACGCCTGTAGCGAACTCTAAAGAACTAGCATTCAAAGTGAATCCAGTGATTTCTTCACCCATAACACCTTTATCCATTTTGTAAGCAGAGATTTTTGGTGCTCCACCTTTTGGAGTTTCTGCAAGTGTTACTTGAACCTTAGTTGAAACTGTTTCAGCTACTAGAGTCTCACGACCTACTACCTCAATTCCAGTTGTCTTTACTGCATTACCTGCAAGTAAGCTAAGTGATACGTCTGATAGTAAAGCATCTTGTAAAGTTAAAGTAGCTGTACGTCCAAAGTCCCAAGTCATTAAACGTCCGTTACCTTGTCCACCACGAGCTTCTGCACTTTCAGATTCGTTTTCGATAGATGACACCTTTAAAGTATCAAAGAATAAAACTGGTTTGTTTGTTGCAACGTCAAAGAAGATAACGTTTGCAACCTCTTTTAAGCCATAACGAGTATTTGCCATTATATTTTCCTCCTAATAATTTTGAAAAATTCTATGTATCAAGTAAGTTTATATCTTACCAGACCAATGATTTAATTCTACTTTTTCTGCCCCTGCCATGATTGCTCTGACACTGACATCGTAGTTGTCGATTAACTCCAATCTTCCGTACTCATCATACAGTTGATATAAAGTTAAATCCCAGATATTGAATTTGTTAATTGAATTGCTCTTACTACTAACAGCACTAATGATGTCCGCTATATCTATCGAATCATCGCCATCTGGCTGTTCCAAGCTTTTCATTCTATTAACCTTTTCTCTGTTCTCTTTCATTTGTTCCATTAACTTTCTAGTTTCTTCATCAGCAGGATTCTCTATGTCTTCTTTATTGACTTTAGCTATTCCATTTTGTAATTTCATTACTTGAATCACTTCATCGAAATTATCTCTATGAATAACTCGTAAATTTTCTTCTGGGAGTTTGTCAAGCTTTTCGCTATCAATTTGAAAGCGACCATCTTCATCTTTATAGAAAATTCCAAGTTTGAAAAAGTCAAAAACTATCATTCCTTGTGCATCTAAAAAATAAATGTCACTAGTCTTAAAAACAGTTGAGAGTGCTGTGATAGCAACTTCTTTAAGTTCTCTGCCACCTAGAGTCGAGAAAAAATCAAATGATTTCAGCTTATTTCTTTCAGTCATTAAAACCATTTTCTTTTCAATATCTTCTGTTGATTTTATAAAATCGTCTACAGTTGGCAATAACCATTGCAGTTGATTCATATAATATGTGTAACCCATATCTCTAATTTCACCTAGAGTGTATGGAGTTATATCTAAATTATCTACCTTTATCCCTTTTCCACCGAGCAGTTTTAATTTCAAATCAATACTGCGTAAATCTCTGTACTGCATTATGCTTCTACCGACATATATTCGCTATAAAGCCTAATTGCATCAAATTTTGTATTGACCGCCATATGTGCGAATCCATCAATATTCAATTTGATTCCTGTACCAACAGCTCTTGCACCAATCATGTCTATGATTCTATCCATAATTTCATATGGACGAATCTTTCCACCTTTGATTAGCCAAAGTTCTTTTGCTACAATAATGTCAATATGGAATGTCGATTCTAAAATCGTTTCACTCTTATCAAATCTTCCATCATTGTAATAAACACGAATAAAAGAACCGTTTGCAACTTGTGCATCTGTGTCAAATGGATAAGGTTTAATTTTGCACTTTTCGTGAGCAGGATTGATGATAGTCATATAATCTACATCTGGTAACGATGGATTAAATGGGTCTGATACATCATGTAATAACATTCTTCTAATTCCTTCATTCTGTGAAATTGCAGTCATAATTCTTACAACATTATTTGAAAGCGTATCTATTTTCATTACCAAGGACTACCTCCTGTTCCACCTGTGCCTGTTTCTTTATAATCGTTAAATGCAATGCCATTTTCAAAGTCATCTTCAACCAATCTTTTTGTGTCAATTTTAATTACTAATTGGATGACTCCATAACCTGTTTTTGTAATACCTGTTACATCATCTCTACCAATTACTTCAAAAGCATTGTCTCCAAATATGAATCTCTGATTCAATTGAATTTTCTTTGTATCTGCATTTGCTTCAACGAATACAAACAGTTGACCAATTGGAAGTCGTACATCGTACTTGTTCCATTCAATCTCTGTTCGGTTTTGCTTTGCTTTAGACCCTAAATCAGTAGACCCTGCAATACAATCCCATTCGTGGAGCTTACCTTCCTTGTCTTTCCATTTCAACTTACGATTACATTTCTGAGCTAACATCTTCACGCTAGTAGAACCTGTACCACCGTACTTGTCGAATAAAAGCCAAGTATCTCCATCGAATTTAATATAAGTGCCTGTCTCTAAGCTCTGATTAGGCATAAAGATTATTTCTCGTAGAGTACCCATACGCTCTACTTCTACAACCCTAGAATCCATCTCTTTGATGTCTGGATATTCAGAACTGAATACCTTCAACAATCTATAAGTAGGTGCGGATTTAAAGTTGGCTTCTATAAAAGCAATGGTGTTGTTTGTATATGCTTCACCAACATCATTACCGTTACGCTCCATACGTCTTCTGTATCTTCCAATGTAATCACTCATGGTTATTCACCTTTTTCTTCTAGCTTGCCAACCATGTTTTTTACAATGTTAATACATTTAAATATTTCTCTTTTGATAATAGCTTTTCTACTTTTCTCTTTGCCAATTTCAGTTTTGACAGATTCTAATGTAGATAGCAATGAAATATATTCGGAACTATGCTCAACATTGACTGCTTCATTTAATCCATATAATTCAAATAGTAAAGATTCGATATATGTGTCTACTCCAACATTACTCTCTTCATAAAGAGGTAAAATCTTAAAGACACTGTTTACTACTGAATTTAGATAAATTACTAATCTTGAATTATCATTAATCATTTGTAATTCTCCTTATCTAACTTTTGGTAAGTATAAGTAGAAACCATTTTATTTGCTTCTTTTTTAAGTTCTTTTGCTAGTAATCTAAGCTCTCTTAATTGGTTTGCCTGTGACGACATTCTGAAATCTTTATCACTAAGAGATTGTTTAATAACCTCTGTTGACAATAAATAAGGCTTAGTATATTCAACTAACATTAATGCTATAACAACTTCAATTTCGTAATCTGTTAACTCAACTTCAAATGAAACATATTCCTCATTTTCATCATCGACTAGTGTAACTGTTTTCAAACTTTGTCTACATCTAAAGAACTTTGCACGTGCAGATTTGAAATATCCGAATAGTTCTTCATCAATATCCATATCTGTTATCGTATCTGAAAGCAATGTATAATCTGATATCTTACCTAAAAATCCATCATAAACTTCTGCAAGGCGTGTGTTTGTCATTTATCTCACCTCACATTATATCATTATCTTTTGTCTACAAGTATTACTTGTTGTCTACCCATTTGAACTGTTTCTTTCTGACTTACAATATCATTTAATGGAGTTAAATCTTCTAAATGAAAACCAAATTTATTTTCAATATATTTGATAAGTCTCATGCTATCCAATGAACCATTATTGTATTTTTCTTTTGCTTTTTCGATGAATGTTTGAAGACTACCTTGTGACAATACATCAATTAAATTGACAATTTCATCATATGGTTTTAAGAATACTTCTTCTACATTTTCTGGAGTAATTACATTGTCATATAATTCTACTAATCCAAATTCTCTTTGTACTTCTTCATCTAATACAATTAGGCGACATTCTTTTAAATAACTTGGATATTTGTTACGCATAGTGATTAACTCACCATATTCCATAGTATCTTCTTGACCAAAAGATTCAAAATTCCAAGACTTATTTGTTCGTTCGGAATGATAATATAAACCACCAATAACTCCATTCATTACTGGAATTAAATCATGGTCATTAATTTTACGATTCTTTTCTCGTACAATACGTTTTGATTTAGATTCAAAAACTTCTGCATCTTCTTTTTCTGCATCAATTAGAGCTTGTAATTTTGCATTTGTGTAAGGTTTACCTTGTGCATCAAATTTCAAATCTTCTTTTTCATATCCGTATTCTTCTACTAAAATTTTAATTAAATCTGATTTTTTTAAAGCCATTTTAATTATCTCCTTTTTATCCTTTTATTCATATGATATACTAGGGGAAGAATCCCCTAGATATACCATTATTATTTACGTCTTACGGTAATTTTACGAAACCGAACACTTTAGAAGTGATGATTGCAATACCGAAACGGTTACAGATGAAGTATTCTTGCATCATGTCAGCAGAGATACCGCCCGCTTGGTCTTGGATAATTGCATCTCCTTCGTTGATAACTTTAATCATTTTCTCATGGTTTTGAGGTAAGATTAAAAGCATTTTGTTACTGATAGCGAAATCGTCTGTTCCGTAGTTATGAGCTTGGTCAATCTCACGTAACTCGATTCCTGCTACTTCACCATAGTAACCTACTTTGTTACGGTAGTTACGCATTTCGTCAGTAATCATTGCTTGAGCAGGAGCTACTTGACGTAGTGCTAATTTAGTACCGTAAATTGCTACATCTTCACCAGTACGTACTTTGATGTGCATTGCAGTTTCTACTAACTTATCTTCGTCTAAGTTTCCTGTGAAGTGGTAAGTAGAATTGTATTTACCATATGAAGCCATTAAAGCATCATGGATACGTAACGTTAAATCACGTTTAAATGATTCAGCGATAAGACCCATTAAGTCTGCCCATTGTACACGCCCTGCTAAGAAGCGGTGGAAGTCTTCACCGATTGCGATTCCATAAGTATCAACTGATACTAGGAACTCTTGGTCGTCACGTAAACGCTGTCTACGCATAACGCCATTACCATCAGAAATCAACGCTACTCGGAAGATATCTTTCACTGGTACTTTGAATTTGTTAGTGTCGCCCCATTTAAGGTTACGATACTCTGCGAAACCATCAAACTGTCCACCTAAACCTTCGTGTAAAGTTTCATTGATAATTTCTTCTAAAATTTCGAAAATGTCAGCTCTGTGCTTACGGAATACTTGGCGAGAAATTCCACCATCCTCTAATGAGAACTCCATTAAGTCAGCGAACGCTTTACGTAATGTTTCATTTTGTTCTTGCTTTGAATAATTTGTAACTCTGCCTAGAGAGATATCTACAGCTAATTTAACAATATCTTTTTGCATTATATTTTCCTCCTTGGATAAACCTTTAATTATTTACGCACAATGCGTACTGCAAATGCTTTTTCAGTTTGGTGTAATTCATAACCAGAATCTTCGATAACTTGGAATACAATTTTAGCTTCTGCTTCTGTTGTAGCATCTGATTTGATTAAGTAACCATTAGCACCAACGATTAATTTATCTCCAACAACTGGTACGAAACCAAAGAAATCTTTTGTGAATGTGATGATGTCACCAGTAGTTAAGTGATAAGCACGTGCAACTTTGTTTGCAGGACAACGGTAGTCTTCCAATTTGTATAATCTTTCGTCATACATTACCTCTGCATTGTGAATGAAATAAACCTCACCTTTGTGGTCTCCTGCTTTAGTTAATGTAGCTTTGAAAGTTTCACGTGGGTTACGAACGTCCATTAAGTCTCCTAATGTAACGAAAACACCATTGTGAATTTCTACAGCAGTACCTCCTGCGTTATGTACGATTACAGACTCTAAGTTACCAACTTTGCCTGAATTTAAAATGTCTTTACGAACAACATAAATAGCCATTATAATTTCCTCCTAATAATTTCTTAACTTATTTTTTATCTAAGTATTTTTCGAATAATCCACCATATTGTTTTGGTGTCTCTTCTTCATTGTTTTTGTTACCTAATGGTAATTTAATATTTTTGTTTTCTGGTTTAGCAGAAAAGTTTTGTCTGTTAGCAAATGCTTTGCGACCTAAAATACTGTAACATTTTTCTTTAACTTGCTCTAAAGTGAAGCTATGAGCGTTTTCAACGATTTCTGTTACACCCTCATCTTCATTAGTTAATCCTAATTCAACGATTGCTTCTGCAACTTTAGCTTCGTGGTCTGCATCTTCAACAGCTTTTTTGAATGCTTTTAATTGTGAATTTTCAGCAACAACAGTATTATAAGAAGCTAAAAGTGCATCGTAATCTGCTTGGTCTTCTGCATTAGAGAATTTACCTTTTTCTTTTTTCTTCTTTTTCTTTTCTTCTTCTTCGTCTACAGGTTTCTTTTCATCAGCAGGTTTTTTCTCTTTGTCATCACCTGTTGGTTTCTTTTCATCCTCTGGCTTAGAATCCTTGTTGTCTTCTGGTTTTTGCTCTTTGTTGTCTTTATTGTCTTCTGGCTTTTTCTCTTCGTCTTTTTTAGCTTTTTCTTCTTCTTCGTCTTTCTTTTTCTTAGCGAAATCAGAAATAACAGACTCTAAGTTTTCACCTTCAAGACCTTCAACAACTACTCCTGCTTCTGTTAATTCGTCAGCAGAAATCGAATACTTTTGTAATAATTCTTGTAAAGTCAAATTAATACCCTCCTTGTTTATATCTAAAGAATCTTTCAATTCAATCATCATTTGAGCAAACTCTGATTTCATCTGAGCAAACTCTTCTTTGAATGAATCTGTATCTTCAAATGAATAAGCTGAAATGTTAGCACTCTCAAAGGCAGGTTCAACTTCGTCACCTAGAATACATAGTCCAGAGAAAATGAAATCATCAATACGATAAGTTTCAGATTCTTCTACCCATTCTCCAGTAACAACTTCAATCTCCATTGATTGACCTTTACCTCTTTCAACAATGCTAAAAGCTTCTTCATATCTACCTGTCCATAAAACGCAACCCTCAATAACTAAATAATCACGGGTTACTCCATCTTTGTCTTCAACCTTTTCCCAACTAAATGTAGCTGATTCTGGCACAACTCCATAAGGCTTAGTAGTATGTACATATTTATAAGTATCTAAATCTATCTTTCCACCATGACCTTTATAGTCTTTAGCTTCCATCGAGAACTCGCCAACGATAGGAATGTTAAAAGCAGTAGGTAAAGCTTTTTCAACCGCTTCTGGCGTGATATGAGACATATTACGGTTATCACCAGTGTAGAGCGTTCTTACTTTACAGGTGGAGAATTGAGGATGGAATTTTTTGACATCACTAATACTTACTTGAAAGTCTAATTTCTTACCCATTCCCTTTCACCTCCTTTAAAGATTTATTCTGCGTTTGGTTTGTCCTTTGCACGAGCAGTTTCATCCGATACCTTTTTAGGGTCTTTCTTCGGTCTTCCATCTGTTTGTTGTGCTAACTCTTCTCCACCCATTGTGTGTGAAGACATCATAGGAACAAAGTTATCTTGCATTTCTAATATATCGTTTTCCAGATATGCCATATTCATTGTTTCGATTGGGTCTAATCCAACAACCGCACAAACATGACTCTTAACTGGAACACCATACTGTCCTGCTTCTAAATACATCTTGAACATTTCATCTCTGTTGTATTGAGTTACATGCAGTATATTTATATTAAACATTAAATCTTTAAATTCATTTTTTAAATATCTATTAAGCCATCTTTGTATCTGTGTCAATACACCGAAAACAATTTGCTCATCTGATTTGATAGACATTGTTAATCCTTGTGAAGTAGATTTATCTGCACCGAATAACAGGTTAGAAACTCCTAATCCGTCCCAAAGGTCACGTTGTGCCTTTTGAACGCCATCACTATCTGCTCTATCTCTTTCAAACTTAACTGGCTCAATTTTCATTGGAGATGTGATAATACCAACATTATCTGGGACAGTATTACTTGCCATCTCATGGAAGAATCTCATTGTATCTTCATCAATAGCGAAATCATTATTATCTTCACTGTCTGGTCTCATAGGTAGCTGTTGAGTTAAAATCATATAGTTACCTAGTTCTTCTTTTGTCTTACGCAATTCTTTAAATCCTTCGATATCAAAGATTGCATCAAACGAACCTGCAAATGGAGGGAAGATTTCATTAGTCATATTCTCATTAATTTTAATACAGATAGTATTTTCTGCACTAAGTTCAATAAATGAATCTACTTTTCCATTTACACTTTTAACCTTTTTCCAGTTAAAGTATTTTTCTTGGACTTCTTTCCCATATTGTACAAGTCTTTCTTCGTCTTTCTCAAAGTATCTCATGTCAATACTATAGTTGAAAACACCATCTTCTACAGATGTGATTCTACAAATATCATATTTAATAGGTTGAATGTAGAATGATTTTTTATCTCTATGAATATATCCATAGAAAACATCTTCTTTAAAAGCTGTCGATAAGACTTTTGACATCTCATGACGTAATTCCATAAGCTTAACAAGTTCACCTATTTCAGTGTACTGCTTATGTACTTTACTTTTATTAAGTTTTCTGATATCCTTAATAGGAGTAATAACATGTGAGAATAATGCCATATTAGAAAGATACCATATTAAACGTTGATACTGAGGACTCTTTGCAAATAATCCATTAGAAATCTCAATAAGAGCTAATTGATTTTTTTCTTCTCTGAAATTTTCAACAATTTCACGAACTTCTTTTTGAGTATATTTCTTGAAAAATTTACGTCCATCTCTTGACTTCTTCAAATCATTAACAATCAATCTTTGAAAAGCCATTCTATCAAATTGCATAAGACTTTTTCTTTCCGTTGTTTCTTTAGCTTGTTCCAACAATTACACCTCCTATTAATTCCAAATTCTGTATTTAGCTTCTTTGACTGCAAAGAAACTTGAAGCATCGAAACTTTGTTTCTTTCTTTGCTTATTTTTTTGTTCTAATTGATATAGATAGAAAACTCCATAAGCTAAAGCAGAATATCTATCTTTCTCAATACTTCTAGAAATCTGTTTAACATTTGTTGTATTTCCTGTCTGTACATATTCTAAGTTCATGATTTCATCAATCATTCTGTCAACTTGAATGTGTGGCATAAGCTTTTCAGCTAATCTGTTTCCATCTCTATCTCTAATAATACTTCGCATATTTGATTCTGACTTCAACATAAAGATGTCACCATTCTGAATCGTTGACATAAATACGTTTACGATATTCGTATTCTTAGAATCTTTTGCTTGCGCTTGGATTAGATGCAACATAGGAACACTATTTGCTTTCTTATATCTATCATATCTATCATCGTTAGTTACACTATATGGTGGGTTTGCATCAATCTCTGTTACAAGAACATCTGTAACCCCTCGACCAATACCGTTATGGTCAAGAACTAAAACACTTGCATTATATTCTACTACTTTCTTTTTCAAGAATAATGCTTGTTCATGAAAGTGTGTACCTTCTTTAGTAAACATATTTACTAAGAACTTCTGGAATGTTCCATCTCCACGAGGAACAGCTTTAATTACAGCTAAAGATGAGTTAGCAGTCTGTTTACCTTCTGCACGAGCAATATCATAAGCAAGAACGTAAATTGCATCTTTATCTTTTTTCTTAGCTGTATTAGGGTCAACCCTAAACTCTGCTTCTTCAACAGTTCTACATCTAGTAATCTCTTCAACAGTTACTAGTGAACGTTCATTTGAACCTGTAAAAATACTTCCATACTCTCTATCAAATGATAAAGGAGAATATGTAGCTGAATTTTTCTTC